AAGACAAAAGGAAACCAGTTTTGATAAAGCAGGTCTGGGAACTGCTGTCAGATCAAAGCTAGGAGGAGACTTCTCTGACTGTGGATGTTGGAGCACCTTCCACTGGCCTGGCTACGTCGCAAAACGTAGGTACATCTTACGCTAAAGATGTGAGATTTTGTTGTTTTATTTTCTTCTTTTGGTTCCTTGGAACCAACATAGCCCTAGCCCTCCCATTCCCATATAAGAAATAGAGTAGGAAATAGGTTGTGGTATGCCTAAAGTGTAAGCTACACTGATGACCTTAGCAACTGAAATTACAGAAGGAAACGAAACCATGAGCACTCAAGTTTTGAAAACGCACTACGAGATGGTTGACGGTAAGCCTGTTGTGGTCACTGAGGATGTGACTGCCAAAGCTTTCTGGGATGATGTTCACTTCAATGAGGCAATGGCTTCGATTCCTACCATCGTCGGCGGTGTGGAGCAAACAGCACCCCGAGTGACCATTGAGCAGATCGAGGCTGAGATTAAACATGAGTTCTATTTCACAGCAGCTGAGGGTGTTCACGGTACCCATGAGTATCCAGGCAGTTCGGATGGCTGGTCCGTGCCTAAAAGTATGGACAGGACTTTGTTCTGTGTCTTGGTTCTGAAGAACGGCATGCGAGTGGAAGGTGTTAGTCATAGCATCTCAGAAGCATCCACTATGCCGTTGGAATTGGTAAAGCAAAACACTCGCAAAAAGGCTATCGACAAGCTCTGGCCTATGTTTGGTTTCGAGCTGGCTCAGAAGCTGCACAAGATCAACCAGGCACCCAAACCCAGTGGTGCCATTCTGTGTCAGTTAGGTCGTGAGCACGATACGGTCAAGACCTACTTGGGCACTAAAGTGGTTCATGCTTTTCCCATGACCAAGCATGCTTACGACAACTTGCGTAACTGGGATGCTGAACCTGCACCAGATCAAGAAGGTTATATGGTTGAGTATGTTGATGGTGGCAAACCCAATGTCGAAGGCTTCACCGGCTATATCAGCTGGTCCCCAAAAGAAGTGTTCGAGCGTAGCTACTCTGTGAGCTGACTCTTTCTTTCTTGGTTCCAACTACAAACAACAAGTCATCATGAAAAAACCAAAAATCAAAACCTACAGCACCCGTGCTTGGTTGAACCCAGCAGGGCATTCATCTACGGGATCAGTCACTGTCTTTGATGGGCTGAATCCTTGGCAGCGTAAGAACGAGAAGCCCAGCAAGTTTCAGTTTATTGAGGTAGCTGACTGCCATCAAAGTGCGAGGCTACACAAGCAACCTAACGACAGCATGGCAGATTGGCGGTTCAAGGTTGATACATTGGTCCGTGAATTGATGGCCTACAAACAATGGCTAGACCTTCAACCAGACTGACGTTTCTTTCCTGGTTCCAGGCTTAAACACTCAAGGGGCATTCTGCCCCTTTTCTATATTTAGAACAAAACTCACCATGCTTACCAAAGAACAAGTCGAACGCTCATTGCCTGCCAACTTGAAGAGTGCAGCTACTCAGCCCCTGACAGACCTGCTAAACAACATTGCTGCTGACCCTCTGGTGGCAGAGCAGGTCAGGAACAACTTTATTAGCTACACCTCTGTGCTCAAGGAGGGCAAGTTCAAGGCTGAAGATTACGTGCATGCAGTGGCTTATGTGAGCTACAAGCTCATGGGCTACAGCAATCAGGATGCCTACTTCAGAACTTTCCCCCAACGGCATGCCAATCTGGTGGCTAGAGGAACGACACCCAAGGACATCTCAGCCTACGTGTCTGCCTACCACAAAGGCAAGCTTGTCAACCTGATCATGGAACAAAGCTTGGTGCCTAGCTGGGTTCTGAACCAAGACCTGTATCAGAAGGCACTCAACGTGCAGGCAGACCTGATGGCCAATTCAGCCTCGGACAAGGTACGTTGTGATGCGGCCAATTCGATTCTGACCCATCTGACCAAGCCCAAAGAGTGCACCAACTTTCAACTCAACCTGGATGTGAAAGAGAACTCAGGCATGACTGAGCTGAAGGATGCCCTGGCCAAGATGGCACAGCAACAACAGCAACTGATCCAAGCAGGCATGTCCACCAAGGAAGTGGCTGCAGCAACTATCATTGAAGCCGAAGTCAAGGAAGTGAAATGAGTACGCCCAGAACTCTGATTAAGCAAGAGCTGGATGTATGGCTTGACAACGTTGATTACCGCTATCTGAATTCACCAGACTATGTGCCGAGTGAGTTTGCACTGATCTTCATGAACTTCATCAAGCTGGTCAACGGAGGTGTAGGGGAGTCTCACAAGACTCCACCTGTTCATCTGGCTATGTTGGACAAGGTTGCCCAAGCTGCGTCAGACTATGTGGCCAATCTGTGCTTTCGTGGTGCAGCCAAGACCACACTGTTTATGGAATACCTGTCGCTGTTCCTGGGAGTGTTTGGTTACTTACCGGGGTTCGGCAAAGTTGAGGGCATGATCTATGTCTCAGACTCCATGGATAACGGTGTGAAGTCGGCCAGAAAGAACATTGAGTTTCGGTACCACAACTCAGACTTCCTGAAAGAGTGGCTTCCTGGGGCTGTCTTTACCGATAACTACATCGAGTTCCAGAACAAGGATGGGCATCGTTTGGGCATCAAGATGTTCGGGGCAAAAACTGGTCTGCGAGGAACCAAGATCTTTGGCAAACGTCCTGTCATTGCAGTGTTGGACGATCTGGTTAGTGACGATGACTCCAAGAGCCGAGCTGCCATGCTGGCCATCAAGGACACGGTGTACAAGGGGGTGAACCATGCGCTGGACCCAACGAGAAGGAAGGTCATCTTCAACGGTACACCTTTCAACACGGAAGACATCCTGATCGAAGCGGTGGAGTCTGGTGCCTGGGATGTAAACGTCTGGCCGGTGTGTGAACGCTTTCCCTGCAGCCGTGAGGATTTTGTCGGTGCTTGGGAAGATCGTTTCAGCTTTGACTATATACAAACTCAATACGATATGGCCGTCAAGACCGGCAAGCTGTCAGGATTCTTTCAGGAGCTGATGCTTCGGATTACTTCTGAGGAAGAACGCTTGGTTCAGGATGCAGAAATTCGCTGGTACAACCGTGCCAAGTTGATTGCCAACCAAGGCTCATTCAACTTTTATATCACCACAGACTTTGCCACTTCAGAAAAACAAACAGCAGACTATTCAGTAATTTCTGTTTGGGCTTACAATTCAAATGGTGATTGGTTTTGGGTAGATGGCATCTGCGAACGGCAGACCATGGACAAGACCATCAATGACTTGTTTCGTTTGGTTCAACTGTACAGGCCACAGCAAGTCGGCGTAGAAATCACTGGCCAACAAGGCGCTTTCATCAAGTGGCTGCAGCAAGAAATGGTGAACCGGAATATCTGGTTCAACTTTGCCAGCACTGAAAAGGGTGGTGCCCCTGGTATCCGTCCTATCACGGACAAACTCTCCCGCTTCAATTTGGTTGTTCCTTGGTTCAAAGCAGGAAAAATGTACTTCCCAGAGGAAATGAAACACAGCGTCATCATGGGATTGTTCATGGGGCAGATCCGCTTGGCAACATCTTCCGGCCTGAAGGGCAAGGATGACTGCATCGACACTATTTCCATGCTGGGATTTCTCATGCCCTGGAAACCGTCGGATTCCATCAAGCTGGCCAAGCAGGAGGATGACGTTTGGGAACCAGAAGAAGAAAACACAGAGGTCAATCGTATATCCTCCTACATCGTTTAAATTATGAACATCGAACAACTCTATCAAGACCTCTCTCACGGGAAGTTTTCCAACATTGCTCTGGGTGGTGATGGCAATGGAACTATCTTGGAAGCAAGCAAGCCCAAGATCATCTTGGCAGCGAATGAAGCATTGCTCAGGCTGCATACCAAGTTTGTTCTAAAAGAGAACGATCTGATGATTGAGATGGTAGATCACATCACCAACTACCATTTGCTCAAGAAGTTTGCCGAGTCTTCTTCTTTTCTTGGTTCCACTACTCAGCCATACACCTACATCAAAGACCTGATGCGAGAACCTTTCACAGAAGATGTGATTCGTATTCTTTCAGTTCAAGACGAGTTTGGTTGCACTCTCCCTTTGAATGATGAAGGTCAGCCTGAGTCAGTGTTCACACCACAAGGCAATGTGCTTCAAGTTCCTAGACCAGTGGAAGGAAGAGTTCTTATTCTTCTCTACCAGGCTAGGCATAACAAGCTTATAGTGGATAATGCTGAACAAGAAATTGTTCTTCCAGACTGTCTGCATGAAGCTATGCGTTGCTACATCGCGTACCATGTGTACAGTGGAATGAACACTCAAGAAGCTACCCTGAAGTCACAAGAACACCTGTCCATGTACGAGGCTCTGTGTCGGGAAGCTGTAGAACAAGACTTGGTAAGCACCAGTCTTTCAGTTACCAGCAATAGATTTTATAAAAATGGATGGGTCTAACTATGGGAATTCAATCCCCCTTCAACGTAAACAGCAGTGCATCTGCTGTTGTGGACAAGATGCTGGGCAATGCCTATCCCGTAGTTCGTGAGGTTTACGGAAAGCTTGGCGAAATTGCTTATGTGGTTGCAAACACCGAAGCTATTCTTGAAGCAGGCAACGCTGCCTTGAATGTAGAAGAGAACATTAGTGAAATTGGGCAAGCAGTCATTGACGCTACTACTGCCAAGGAAGCTGCTGAAGCTGCATTGAACACAATTGAATCCACTTTCTACGGTGCTTTAAGTGCTGTTCCAACACTCCGCCCAGATGGCTCTGCTATGCAAGAGGGCGACAGATACTACAACACAACGCTGGACAAAGAATATTTGTGGAATGGTGCTGCTTGGTCTAATTTTGCAGAATCTACCGATACAAGTCTTGAGCTTGTTCAGAGTAAGTCTCTACTTTTAGCTTCGCTAGCTGCAGACAATTCCTGGAAAACTCCGTATTGGACGTTGATCCCACACCCAGCTAATAGTGCTGCTTCGCTTAGTCAAAGCAATGGTTTTGACGAACAGCGTAGCTATATTTACATGCACAACAACAAGGTGGGTATTACTACGGCGGAAGCTGGCATCATCACTCGCTACGCAATGGGTGCTCCTGGTGAACTTACTGCACTTGACTACCAACCGGCCAGTGACGTTATTGGACATAGCGGGTGTGCAGTAGAACGTGCTACGGGTAAACTGTGGACAGACTCCAATGTTGCTGGTTATAGCGTTCGTTTTACGTACACGCCAGGAGGCGTACCTACGTTTGATTACTACAAGTTTAGCTCGTTGGGTAATGGCAAGGTGTCCATTAGCTATGATCAGAAATACATTGTTTGGCAGAAGCGCACAGGCTCAGTAATTTATAATTTGTTCTTCTTGCTGTCAGCTGTTATTGCTCATGGGCCTGGAGATGTATCGTCGCTTGTTGAACGCACACTCACACTCAATCGTGATGACCATGTGACCCAGCTGCAGGCCCACGGTTTTGATGGGCAGTACCTGTACACGACAGGAAACATTAGTACAAATAAAGATCCTGGGCGTCTCACTGTTCAGGACATCAACGGCAATATTGTTTTTGATGTCTCTCAATTTAACCCAGGTCAAGCAGCTATCAATGTTAATCAGCCAGGCACACACTGGGAAATTGAATCTCTTGATTTTGTGAAGATTGAGGGTAACTCTACTCCGTGTATTGCCTTTTCTTTGTCCGGTGACTCTACTGCCCTACCACGTAACAAGATTTATCTCTTTGGTTCGGGACAGAACCAAGATAGTTTTATTGCTAATCGGCCAATCGAGTACATCCCAACGCTAACAGTCGGTGATTACGCTACTTTACTGCAGGAGCCTGAAGGCGCGTATCCTAAGTTTCAGTATCATGGTAGTACTGAAACTAATTCAAAATCTCTGCATACGTGTTTTAGCGCCTCTAGCGGCAGTGAATCTGGCAGAATACTTTTACGATCCACTTCTGGGGTAGTTGGATCTCATGGAAATACGCTGCCAGGAGACAATATCTACGCTGACACGTTTTGGGGATCGTTTGGTGGTGCATGGGTAAAGGGTTTGAGCGTCTTAGCTCAAGTTGGAACTGCAAGCACTGGTTTTGAGCAGAGTACTACGTACATCCCAATGAAGTTGTCGCTTGGGTTCCCCAAACCAGCGTGGTCAAGCCAAACCCCAAATGTGTCCTTCAACCCTAGTGGCACTGTACAGTCAACCCCTGTTGATGGTTATGCTGGCTACTCTGTCTCGTTTGGCAGTGGGTACTACGGGTATGAGCAGAAGGTTGGTAGCTCACTTGCCGGTGCAATTTATACGTCAAGCTCAAACACCATTTATTGTGCTAAAAATGGACGAACACTCTGTTTGAACACAGCACCTGCGTCTGACTTTACTAGTTCATTCGAGTGGAGATTGAGTGAGGTTTCCGGTTCTTTTTACCCTAGCGTGTCTGGGGTGTACTCCCTCGGTAATAGCACTCGCAGGGTATCTCAGTTGTTTGCTTCAACTGCAACCATTGATGTATCTGACGAGAGGCTTAAAGAGGACATTGAGGATATTGACGCAGCTGTCTTACGTGCTTGGTCAAAGGTTAAATATCAGCAATACAAATTCAAAGATGCTGTTGCTAAAAAAGGTAGTAGTGCTCGTTGGCACTTCGGAGTAGTTGCCCAAAAAGTTAAAGAAGCTTTTGAGTCAGAAGGTCTTGATGCTTTTACGTATGGCTTACTTTGCTATGATGAGTGGGGTGAAACTGCTGAAATAGTTGACGAAAAAACTGGACGGATTGAGACTCCATACCAAGCTGCAGGCAACGTGTATGGCATTCGGTATGAAGAGGCTCTGGCGTTAGAATGTGCTTACCTTCGCAGTTTGCTTTCCCCAACTCAATAAACAACTCCAAAATGAATCCTGAAGAAAAACAACAATTCATCGCCTCTATTGTGGAAGCAATTCGTCATGAAGACGCCCAACGTACCGATGAGGATCGAAAGCTTACTGGCGAAGAAAAGCAATGGATAAGACTGGCCATTAAACGAGAAGCTCAAAAAGCTGAAGTAAGACAGGCCATTATTGAAAAGACTCTTGCTGGCCTGGTCTGGTCAGCAGTGGTTGGCTTTGGTGCTATTTTGTGGAACTTTGTTGTCCACAACCAGACTAGGGGCTAATCATGCGAGTAGTCTGGTTTTTCATGTCTGCAATATTTGCAAGCTGGGCTTTATACTCTTTGATTTGGGCATTGAAATGATTCCCTCAGTTGAGCAAATTCAGTCCAGTTTTAACTCTACGCTATCGAGGGCAGCTTATTGGTTGCCCCATCTTCAGTACGCCTGCAAGGTATATGAAATTGATACCGTCAAACGACTAGCTGCTTTCTTGGCTCAAATTGCTCATGAATCTGGAAGACTGGTTTATGTGAAAGAAATCTGGGGACCAACTGAATCTCAAAGGCGTTATGAATACCGCAAGGATTTGGGTAATACTGAGCTAGGGGATGGTAAGCGTTACTTAGGTAGGGGCTTAATCCAGATAACAGGTAGAGCTAACTACGCCTCAGTTAGGGATGGCTTACGAGAAATCATGACTGAAGTTCCTGACTTTGAGTTGTACCCAGAAGACCTTGAGAAACCAGCATTCGCTGCTTTGTCTGCTGCCTGGTTTTGGCATGTACACGGACTAAACAAGCTGGCAGATAACCTGGATTTCAAAACCATCACTAGACGAATCAACGGTGGCTTGAATGGCTACAATGATCGTCTTGCCCTGTATAACAAAACTCTACAAGCACTGGCTTGAGTTGTTTATTCCTTGGTTCCAAACTACAATCATGATCAATTTACTTACTCCGCTTGAACGATGGGGAGTCTTGCCATTCAATGAGTGGATGCAAGCCAACGATGTTTATGAACTGGTGCATTCCAGTCGTGAAGTCACGGAACCAGAAAAACAAATACCCTCTCCTAACCCGAACTCCAATCCGCAAGGCTAGATAAGATCATGACCACTGATGTGAACGTCCGAAGAAGCCAGCTTGATGTGCTGGAAGATATTCTTGAAAAGGCTGGCAGCAATGCTGGAACCGGCAGCAAAGATATTGTTGTCATCACCTACCACACCAAGACGGCATTTACAGGTGCTGGTGTGGGCGACATGGTGACTGCCACCAAGATCATTGATACTGAAAACGCAACGCTGGTATCGACTCTTTGGTACAACGAAAGCACATCGTCTCCTTTGGCGACAGTTCCCAATTTGAGCAATTTGGAGTTGATGGGGAGTTCGGCACTGACGGATATTCAACTGCGGGCTTCTCCGGTTGCTGTTGCATTGGCAGGGCAAGCAACAACTATATTGGACAACACTGCAGCGGCAGTTACTGATGATGCCACCCAGTTGGTGGCAGCCAATGCCAACCGTATTGAACTGGAGATCTACAATGCCGGACCTGACCCAGTGGCAGTAGGTGGAGCAGGCATTGCCTGGAGCAAGGCGTGTTCTCCCCTCATGGCGGGTGATACTCGATTTGAAACCACTGCCCCCAATGTGGCATGGTATGCAATCTGCGCTACAGGCAATACTGCCAGTGTCACTACACGGGAAACCCGCAAATGAGCCACATTCGATCTAACCCTTCCAATGCACCCGTGAGCACTTTGCAGAAAGAAGCCTTGGACTTAAAGCAAAACCTTGCCGATAAAGATGTGCCCGGTGGATATGCCGGACTTACCGGCCTGAAGCTTAATCTCAGAAATGCTGCAGATACACTGACATCATTCTTTAGCACGAATGCTGCTGCAGTGCGTACTTGGGTTATGCCAAACAAAGATGGCACAGTGGCCTTGACCAGCGACATCACAGGCACCAATTCAGGTGTCAACACAGGCGATGAGTCCGGTGCATCTATCCGAACCAAGCTCGGAATTACCACCCTGTCTGGGTCAAATACTGGTGATCAAACACTTGGTTCTTTGGGGGCGGAAGCTGTTGCAAACAAGGCAACAACCTTCGATGTCGTGAATGACACTCTCTATCCTACTGTGCAGGCAACCAAAGCCTATGCGGATTCTCTGGTGGCCGGGCTGCTCGATGACCGCGGCAGCTCGCTGGAGTCCTCGCCTGAAATTGTTCAAAAGAAGCTGTGCGAACTTCAGGCTGGCTGGAACGGAACAGTTGATACTCAAATTTTCAGCGGTGCTGATGCGACGGCACAAGGTTTGGCGTATGCCAAATACCTGGATGGATCTGAGTATTTGTTCATGCTACAGACTGTGGCGGGCACCCCAATGGATGCCAGTGAACGAGTTCGGATTGTGCGATACAAACTGATGGAAGATGGTACTGTGTCGCCAGCATTGGACTGGAGCGCACCACTTAGTATTGGACACCAAAGCTTGAGCGCCCGTGTCACGTCAGATGGCACGGTCTTTCTGTATTCACAGCATAAAGCTGTTGCGGGCACTATGGAAGGCGATTACGGCGGGAAGGGTTATAGCCGTACCACCTGGAATGGTGCAAGCACCACGGATGACAATGTGAACCACTACCAGCTCTTTGGAGTTACCGGAAGTTCGCATGAGTTTCAATCGTACAGTAGCGCAACCCCGTGTGTGACTACGGACGGTAATCTGATTGTGCTGGTTGCAGATGACTACGCTGAAGCTATTGAAGACACTGCACCGTACATGTTTATCTACGACCGCAAAGAAGTAGAGACAGCATCCGATCCACTGACTGTGAAACCAATCGGGTATTCACCTTTGCAACCTGGCGGGCCTATACGTACACCACTACAGGCTGTAGCCAGCGATGGACGCTGCGTTTACGTACTGCGAGGACTTGGGCAACCACTCCACTCGCATTTGCTGCAAATTTTTGACATGACCGGGCAGTTGATTCGAGAAGTCTTTACTGATGATGTACGGGCAGCTTATGGTAAGTCGGGGATTCTTAATCACTTGACCCTTGGCAACCCAAACAACCTGGAGCCGGAAGGTTTGACCCTGCGCAATGGTGAAGCACTGATCTTGCTGCACGACTGGTGGAGAACCGGTAGTGACATTGTGAGTCACGCCGGAAAAAACTGGGCATGCACCGTCTCGTCCAGCACCGGACAAGTGCCTGACCGTGTTGACAGTAGCTGGGTAGAGACGACGAAAGCTGCAACTAAAGGAGCATGGGACTCCAGCACAAACTACAAGTATGGAACCATCTCTCGTCGCTCAAAGGTCGTTTACTCCGTGCGCCCGCCGTGGGGGGAAGACGGTGAAGAACCAATCAGCCGGGCAATTACAAGACGGGTATCAGGAGCATCTGTGGCTCTGCGCCAAAATGCTGTTGATGTCAGCATTCCTGAAGGAGAAGCCCTGCTGGTTGCTGATTACTCCGAGCAGTCTGAGAAGTATTACAAGCGGGTGGAACTGACAGGGGCAAGTATGCGTGTGTACGATCCACGTAATGGATCAGACAATACCAAGCATGCTTACCTTGAAGCCAACTTTAATGACACAGAAAATCTGTTGATTCGTGCTCGTGATGGTGGGCTAGCTAACGGTGCGGGCATTAACCTTATGGGCGTTGGCGCTTCCACCGCAGCGGGGCAAGCTGAGATTTACTCACGTAATGGCACCACCTCAACTACATGGGGCTTGATTCTGCAGACTGACGGGCACTTCCGGCCCAACACGCCAGATGTGCAAAACCTGGGCACCCAGACGGCGTACAAATTCAACCGTGTGTTTGCTCACTCGACCGCTCTTGGCCCTGCTGGCACTACCGCCATTCAGACCGCAGGCACTGGTGCCCCAACTGCTGCGGGGGTGGCAAGTTACGTTTCCGCAGCATCAATTGGTTCCATTTACTTCCAGCTGGACGGGGCTGCAGGTTCCAGGGTGTGGTGGAAAGCCGTTACCGGCTGGACTGCAATTATTTAACCGTGGTGACTGATATGCATATTACGGGTACGGTTATGGAAACTGCATTTAATACCGGGGTGGCTATGATAGGTACTGGTGAAGGCATTAGCTGGTCTGTTGTCAACACCAGTGCCAGCTTTACCGCCACGGTAGCCCTTGCAACTGGAAACTCAGTTGTCGGGAATATGGTGGTGGGCACTTCTGGGTCGGCATCATTTAAAACAATCCGTACTGGCACCAACACCTTTACGACTTACCGGGTGTAAATCATGCCAAGTACACCAATTGAATTCGTGCTGGCAGAGAACCAATCCCAAAAGCTAACTACTTGGGCCAATGAGCCAACTCTACAAACCCTCAAGGGTGACTTGGAAGTGGCCAAGCCTGCCCAGCAGTTGCAGATCACCCGCATCAATGGCTGGAATGATCTCACTGCTGTGCGTGGTAAAGCCAAGCCTCCTGCGGCAAAGGGGCGTTCTTCAGTCCAGCCCAAGCTCATTCGCAGACAAGCTGAATGGCGCTACTCCGCGTTGACAGAGCCATTTCTTGGTTCCAATAAATTGTTTGAAGTATCTCCTGTCACCTACGAGGATGATCTGGGAGCCAAACAAAATGAACTGGTGTTGAACTGGCAATTCAGAACCAAGATGAACAAGGTCAAGTTTATTGACAACTTTGTTAGGGCTACAGTAGATGAAGGCACCAGCATTGTTCGTATTGGCTGGAAGCGTGTGACGGTCACTATCAAGGAAGATGTGCCAGTCTATGAGCATTACCCAATTCAAGATGAGCAGCAACTGCAAATGCTTCAGCAAGCTTTGGAGCTTCAACAAAGTAATCCACGTCAGTACAACGAAATGGTTAATCCTGCAGTCAAAGCAGCAGTGGATTATTACTTGGAGTCCCAGCAAGCTACGATAGCTGTGCAGTCTGGTGTGCAGAAAGTTGATGTAGAAAAGGTCATTGAGAATTATCCTACGGTGGAGGTCAAGAATCCCGCCAATGTTTTCATTGATCCTTCCTGCCAGGGTGATCTGAACAAAGCTCTATTTGTGGTGGAGTCCTTTGAAACTAACAAGGCAGAACTACTCAAGGAACCTAACCGCTACAAAAATCTGGACAAGGTGAACTGGGAAGGCAACAGCCCTATTACCAATCCAGAGCACGAAACCAACACCCCAACTGATTTTCAGTTCAAGGATGCTCTTCGCAAGAAGGTAGTGGCCTATGAGTATTGGGGCTTCTACGATATTGCTGGGGATGGCGTTTTGGTTCCTATCGTGGTCACCTGGATTGGTGACACGATTATCCGCATGGAAACCAATCCCTTCCCGGATGAAAAGCTTCCTTATGTGGTGGTGCCATACCTGCCCATTAAACGTGAGCTTTACGGTGAGCCTGATGCTGAATTGCTGGAAGACAACCAAAAGATTCTGGGAGCTGTTTCAAGAGGCATGATTGATTTGCTGGGACGTTCTGCCAATGGCCAGCAAGGCTTTGCTAAGGGAATGCTGGACCCCTTGAATCGTCGTCGTTATGAGAACGGCCAGGATTATGAGTTCAATCCCAACCTTACACCTGCTGCTGGTTTGATTGAGCACAAATATCCAGAGCTGCCTCAGTCTGCTTTCATGATGCTGAACCTTCAGAACCAAGAAGCAGAAGCACTGACTGGGGTGAAATCTTTTGGGGGTGGTATTTCTGGTGAAGCTTACGGTGATGTAGCTGCTGGTATTCGTGGTGTGTTAGATGCTGCTTCCAAGCGGGAGATGGCTATCCTTCGTCGTTTGGCTAAAGGCATGGAGGAAATTGGTACCAAAATTGCTGCCATGAATGCAGCTTTCCTGTCTGAAGAAGAGACGGTACGGATTACCAATGATGAGTTTGTCACTGTCAAACGGGAAGACTTGAAAGGAAACTTTGATTTCAAGGTGGATATTTCCACAGCCGAGGTGGATGATGCCAAGGCCAAGGACTTGTCTTTCATGCTTCAGACTATGGGACCAAAAGGAGATCCAGCTATTTCCATGACCATCTTGGCTGAGATTGCTTCTCTCAAAAGAATGCCTGCACTTGCCCATAAGTTGCGTACCTACAAGCCAGAGCCTGATCCAGTACAACAGGAATTGGCACAGCTTGAGATAGCACTGAAGAAAGCAGAGATTGCCAAAGTGCAGTCTGAGATTGCTTTGAACCAAGCAAAAGCAGAAGAAGCTGGTTCCAAGAAAGACATCAATGACTTGAACTACGTTGAACAAGAAACTGGCACCAAGCATGCTCGTGAATTGCAAAAGCAAGGTGGACAAGCTCGTGGTAATCAGAACTTAGAGATTACTAAAGCATTGACTAAGCCACGTAAAGAAGGCGAATATCAACCTGATTTGACAGCAGCTATTGGTTTCAATGAACTTAGTGATAAACTAAGCTCGCAAGAACAACCAATGAGTTACTAATTTTCTTCTTGGTTCCAATTTAATCAACCCAACCCACAGACCAATCTATGTCAGAAGTCCTCGCTCTCGAAAAACAATTGCAAACTGCCAAACAACTGGCAGCTCGTCGGGATATGGCACTCAAGCTGAGTGACAACCGTGAATTCAAACAACTGATCCTGAAAGACTTTTGTGTTGAAGAATGCGCTCGTTATGCTCAGTCCTCTGCTGATCCAGCTTTGACTACTGAACAGCGTGCTGATGCCCTGGCTTTGGCTCAAGCTGCTGGTCATCTCCGTCGATTCCTGTCTGTTGTTGTTCAAATGGGCAACACTGCCAATAATGAGATTCCCCAGATCGAAGTTGCTATTGAAGAACTTCGTCAGGAAGGAGCTGAATAATGGACGGTGCTGATCTGTTGGCAATGTCTGATGAAGACATTATGAACATGCAATCTCCCCCCGAAGATGGTGAAATTGTTGAACCAGTTGATAAGACTGCAGTTGAAGACGTTGTTACACCTGTTGAAGAAGTCGCTGAGACTCCCACTGCTCAAATTGAAGCTGCCACTCCTGTGGCCGAACCAAAGAAGGAAGGTATTGATTCTTCTTCTGTTGGTTCCAAGCCGGAAGAGAAACCCGCAGAACAGCCAGCAGCTGTGGATTATGAGGCGTTCTACAAACAGGTGATGACTCCGTTCCAAGCCAATGGTAAAACCATTGAACTTCGGGACATCAATGAAGCTGTTCAACTCATGCAGAAGGGTGCTAACTACACCCGTAAGATGCAAGATATTGCTCCGCACCGTAAGGTGCTGATGATGTTGGAAAACAATGGCTTGCTCGATGAGGGCAAACTTTCTTACCTGATTGATCTGGAAAAGAAGAACCCTGAGGCTATTAAAAAGCTGATTAAGGATGCTGGTATTGATCCAATGGATATTGATACCACTGTCGAACCGACTTACCGTGAAGGCAATCACAAGGTAACGGATGAAGAGGCAAGCTTTCGCAATGTTCTGGACGACCTTAGTTCCAATCCAGAAGGCAAAGCAACGCTAAACACCGTTCACAATACTTGGGATCAGGCCAGCAAGGAAATCTTGTGGAAGAATCCTGAATACTTGACACTGATCCACCAGCAACGTGAGGGCGGTATCTATGACCGCATTGCGACTGAAGTGGAACGTCAACGTATTCTGGGAACTATTGCACCGAATACACCATTTCTGCATGCCTACAAAGCTGTAGGTGACAAGATGGTGGAGGCAAATGCCTTTGCTGATTTGGTTCCAAAAACCAATCCGACTCCCGTCATTACCCGTGCTGCTGTACCCAAGCCACAAGTGGCCAATGGTGACAAAGCCAATGCTGCTGCCCCAACCCGCAGCACTCCCCGTAAAGCTGAGGCTTTCGTCAATCCTCTTTCCATGAGTGATGATGAATTCCTCAAGCACATGAACAACCGTGTTTAAAGAGAAAATTTCATGCTGAATTACAACGCCCCTGCCGATGGCCAAAAGTCGAGTATCGACGGTGCCGGTTCCGACCAGATGAACACCTTCTTCTATCTGAAGAAGGCTATCATCACTGCCCGTAAAGAGCAGTTCTTCATGCCACTGGCTTCGGTCACAAACATGCCTAAGAACTACGGCAAGACCATCAAGGTGTATGAATACATCCCGATGCTTGATAACCGCAACGTCAACGATCAAGGTATTGATGCTGCTGGTGCAACGATCTCGACTTCTCAGTATTTTGTTACGCTGGCAAACCAAGTTGAGACTTTTGCTGTTGAAGCTACTGCAACAGCTGCTGCTGCAGCAATCAATGCCATCCAGGCCGGTGTGGCTGTGAAGTCTGGTTCTGCTTCTCCTTGGACTGTGACTACCAGTAAAACGGATCTGAGTGCTGCTACTCAAGCACAAGCTGCTGCTGTTGTGGCCAAGTACCCAGATGCTACTGTTCGCCAAGGTTCTGGTAACCTGTACGGTTCGTCCAAAGATATTGGCACCATCACGGGTAAATTGCCAGTCCTTGGCGAGAATGGTGGTCGAGTTAACCGTGTTGGCTTTACCCGTGTCCAGCGAGAAGGTTCCATCCACAAGTTTGGTTTCTTCACTGAGTTCAACCAAGAGTCCATGGACTTTGACTCGGATGATATGCTGATGGATCACCTCAGCCGTGAGCTGATGAGCGGTGCTGTCCAGCTGACAGAAGCTGTGCTGCAAAAAGACCTGCTGGCTGCTGCTGGTACGGTGATTTTTGCGGGTGCTGCTACGGTGGCTGGTGAGATCACTGGCGAAGTTGTTCCAGCTGTGGCTGGTGTATCCCCGGAGATCCCAGCGTCTGTGGTGAACTACCGCAACTTTATGCGCCTGGATCAAACCCTGACGGACAACCGGACTCCCAAACAAACCACGGTGATTACTGGTTCTCGGTTGACGGATACCAAGACCATCCCTGCTGGCCGCATCATGTACATTGGCTCTGAGCTGGTGCCAGTGGTTAAAGCCATGACGGACTTGTTTGGTGAGAAAGCTTTTATCGCTGTCCAGCATTATGCTGATGCGGGCACGGTACTGAACGGTGAAATCGGTATGGTGGACGCTTTCCACATCATCCAGGTTCCTGAAATGCTACACTGGGCTGGTGCGGGTGCTGCAGTAGATGACAACCCCGGTTACCGCACCTCCACGGTGGCTGGTGTTGAACGCTACGATGTGTACCCTATGCTGGTCATCGGTGATGATTCCTTCACCACTATTGGTTTCCAAACTGATGGCAAGAGCGTGAAATTCTCGGTCATGACCAAGATGCCTGGCAAGGAAACGGCTGACAAAACCGATCCTTACGGTGAGACTGGTTTCAGCTCTATCAAGTGGTACTACGGGGTGCTCATCAAACGCCCCGAGCGCATTGCAGTTGTCAAAACAGTTGCCCCCATCTAACCCAGTCTGGGTAGCAAAGTAGAAATACTTTGCTACCCAATTTTGAACCAAGGAATAAATACATGAGCGACGATCAAACCCTCTCTGCAGACACTGTTGACACTGACACTGATGATCTACAAATTGATCAGCTGACTATGCTCAAACAACGGGCTACGGTCATGGGCATCAGCTACTCAAACAACATCAGCTTAGAAACGCTTAAGAAGCGCATTCAGGAAAAGATGAATGGTGTTGATGCAGTAAAGCCTGATCTGGAAAAGCCCGTGCAAATTGTCAATCCGTTGATTGAACAACAGCCCGCAGCAAAAACTCCAAGCCTGCGACAGTACATGCGGGATACCCAGATGAAATTGGTACGCCTTCGCATTACCAACCTGGATCCCAAGAAGAAGGATCTTCAGGGTGAGGTCATTACTGTAGCCAATGAATATCTTGGTACGATCAAGAAATTTGTGCCCTTTGGTGAAGTTACTGATGATGGTTTCCACGTTCCTTACTGCATTTACCGTGAACTGGACTCTCGCAAATTCTTGAACATTCGCACGGTACGCAATCGCAAAGAAGGCACTACGAAAGTGGAAAGCAACTGGGCCAAAGAATTTTCTTTGGATGTTTTGCCTCAGTTGACCCGTGAAGAGCTGAACCGATTGGCTGCTGTCCAAGCCGCTGCTGGTAGCACTGCTGACTAAGCGCAGTTGCTCGGCATGAACGGCTCGATACCTTCATAGGTCGGGCCGTTTTATTTTGAACCAAGGAAAGAATGATCATGAGCTATGAATCGGACATCGAAGCCAATGCTTTGCTTGTCAGTTTGACTGAGGGGGTATCTTTTGAAGTGCCCAATGTCGATCTGACTGGATCAGAATTTGCAGTCCCAGGTGACGTTACTGCAGCAATGTACGCTTTGCTGACCAAGCTGACAAATGCTGATTTGACCACTGGGGTGGATGGCACTGGTACGTTTGATGTACTCATGAAAAGCTTTGCTGCGCACCTCAAGGTGGAGTACAACGCTAACCGGATTACTGGGGCTGAGTACACCAAGGCGTTCATTGCCTTGACGGAATCGGCTATGGGGGGTGCAGTTCAATTCTTGCTTGGCAGGGATCAAGCATTCTGGCAGGCCCAGACAGCTCAGATTGCTGCCATTACAGCGCGTATTGGTCTGGAATCTGCCAAGGTTCAGCATGCTGCTTTGCAGTTTCAGGCACTTACTGCTGAAGTAGATTACGCACTGACCAAGCTTAAGCTTGCTACAGAAGACGCTCAGTATGGCACATTGAAGTACCAGCTTGATAATTTGATGCCTGCACAGCTTACATTGCTGCGTGAGCAGGTAGAAGCTCAACGAGCACAAACTTTGGATACACGGGTTGATGGAGTACCTGTTAGCGGCACGTTAGGTAAACAACGTGAGTTATACAACCAGCAGATTACCTCCTATCAGCGTGATTCTGAAGCCAAAGCAGCCAAGATGTTTGTTGACGCCTGGATTACTCAGAAGACCATTGATGAAGGTTTGCTGCCGCCAAATGGATTTACCAACGCAAGTTTGGATGAGGTGCTGACTGTACTCAAGACCAATAACAACCTGGGTTAAGCTGTGGGACTCTTCGGTAGCTCCAAGACTATTGTTGTGTCTTCTGTCGTGTACAACATGGCAGGGGATGAGGCGAAACGTCCAGATTATTTGAAGTCACTTGTCACTTCCAATGTGATCGGTAATAGCAAATCGTCTATGGCAGCCAACATTAGTTCTGGCTATTTAAAGGGACCAGGCATTCGTTTTAGACACTTCCCTGACTGGGCAAAGCGTACTGGTTATAGTGACACAGTTGGTTTGGTGTCTGGAACCATAGAAGTAGGAAACCAGTTAGACCAAAAGGTTTTGATTGAAGAGATTGATCATGCTGTGGGTGAGACAGTACAGCTCCAGACTTCTTCTGTAGGCTGGGCTGACTTCACCTATTGGGCTGAGCAGTACATGCTGACCAATCATCCTGAGCTGTTTACTTCAGACTGGGTGGCAGATTACTCTGCCAACACTGGCAAGATCACAATCACTTATGAAGACAGCACTGAGTCAACATTCACTCCAGATGACTTTGATCCCAATGCTCGTTATCTATACGCCAGCTACTCATTAACCAAAGAAGGCACACCTGGACCAGTCATAACAGGAACTACTATTTTCCTTGGCTCAACTGAATCATTCCCCAGTCTTACTGGATGGACTATTGATGGTAGTACGTGGGTAAAGACTACCTATAAAGGTCAAGGCGATGTGGGTGACTACACCTACTCGACTAAAGAGATTCAGCACAGAAGTCTTTCACCCAAATGGTACAGAATAGATACTCAAAAGATTGTTCATAAAGTTTGGTCACCACTGAAGTATTTCATCTACAAGTTTGAAAGTGGCAATACTAACTTGGATGAATTATTCAGTGGCACAAAAGACATGGGAGAGTTTTTTCCATTCATTCCCATCCGACTGGATAACCAGTTTGTCTCGGATACCTACTACCCAGATGTCTATGCAGGCGCTAAGAAAGCATTAAAGAAAGTCACCACAGGCAAACTGGATGACATCATTGAGAAGGTATCTGACAATGCTTCTCTGGGTGATATTGACTATGCCTACACAGTGTTTGGTGTGTCTCTGAATGTCAAAGACAATTCTTGCAAAAAGTATCTGTACCAATTTTTCAAAACACTGTTAGAAGCTCAACCCGTATCTGATGCTTTAGGGGATTGGGAAATCAAGATGGCAGAGGCCAAAGCTTCACTTGAAGCCTGGACTGCTTGGAAGAATGCCCAAGGAGAGCATGGTAGTTCTTCCTTTAGTTCACCAGAACCAGTAGTAAAACCATATCCCCCATTCCCGGATTACAAGGTGCAGATCACTTCTGGCAATCGTCCTGTAATGAACTACGATATGCTGATTCACTGGGCAGGCATCAAGGAAGAAACTGGCTACGGCCATAAGAAGCCTGATGCCAAGCAAGGTGACTTGTGGTTTGAGGTAAGCGGCACTGACACTTACGACATGACTGCTTATGGCATTGAAACTGACAGGGCAGGCTTGATCACCTCAGTAACGTCAATCACTGTAGAGCACATTACACTGTACTGGCAAGACACAGACAACACCTGGAAGAGCCTTAAAATTTCAGGGTTGAAACATCGTAATTTGATCTACGGTGGTAAGGCTGTAGAGATCAATGCGGTAGAGGCTTTGGGTGATACTTCTGAGTCTGGATTCATTGTTCCATTGCACGCTGGCATCTACAAAAGTATGTCGCTGATAGACAGCACCCAGGTGTCAACCGCTTGCTGCTTTATTGTCTTCAACTGCTATCAAGAGTTCAAACAGAAATGGTATCAGACCGGGTTGTTCAAGGTTATTGTTTTTGTCGTTCAGGCTTACTTTTACGGATTGCCGACTGCACTAGCAACATTGGTTGCCACTAAAGTTATTGAAAAAGTAGCCGTTGAAATCTTTGGGGAAAAGAACGCTGCATTGATCGTTGCAATCGTTAATGTCATTTTGATTGTTAACGGTCAGATCAATGCAGACGCCAGTAGTGCTGCTAACTTCTCTAACATGATGAAAGCTGAGAATCTACTAAAGCTTACTCAAGCTGTAGGTAATGGTGTGTCAGCTTATCTCAGAGCTTCTACAATGGAAGTGTTGGCAGACACTCAAGCCATGTTGCAGTCTTACAAAGGCAAGATGGATGAGGTACAACGACTGTTTGAACAGAACATTGGCTATGGGCAAGGTCTGATTGATCCAATGAAGTTGACAGATTCCTCGCACATTACCTTAGAATCTTCAGATAAGTTTTTGGGTAGAACTCTCATGACAGGCTCTGAGATAGCAGAACTATCTATGAACATGCTGAGTAGATTTTCAGAACTCACACTAACAACCGATTTACCTACTTGAAAGAAAATCATGGGAATGTTTGATCTCACCCCTTATGGCATGGGTATGCCTACCAACACTAACCAGTTCTCTTTTGGTCCTGGTTCAAACATGCAACCAACTCAAATGAGTTTTGCTGACCCAAGTAGCAATGGTCTTGTCAATCCAATGCAAGGTTTCCAGATGCCTAGCTTTGGACTGGATAAAAATAGTTCACCTGACTGGTTTAAGACCCTTGGTGACAACGCAGGGATGATCAATCTAGGTATTGGTGGACTGCAGACTTTGGGCAATCTGTGGGGTGGTTTTAAGTCTCTTGGTTTGGCAAACAAACAATTTGACTTCACCAAGATGATGGCTGAAAAGAATTTGAACAACCAAACCCAGTCTTACAACACAGCTTTGGAGGATCGTATCAATTCCCGTGCTAAGACTCAAGGTATGTCTGAACAAGACCGTCAAGCCTATCTCAGCAAGAACTCTCTGCCCAAGTAAGGAATTACCATGGCTCAACTTACTTGGCGCAATGTAGATGCCCCAAACTTCTCAGGGAGTCTGGATGGCTACAAGACTTTCAGTGATCTGATCAACCGTGCTGGTGCTACAGCCACTGGTGCTGTCACTGCTTACGACGACTCTATTTCCAATGGTGTGAACCAAGGAATTAGAGCAGCAATGCAGCGTTACCAAGACCCTGCAGCCAGACAACAGGCTCTAGCTTCTGGCGAATTTCTGCAAGGTATTGATCCCCGTCGAGTTAGCACTGATACATTTAATGCAATGGACAAGGGTGTTAGTGACCTGACAGCTCAGAACACCAACATGTACAACATGAAGCGTACTCAGGAAAAAGATGCTGCATTAGACGCTTCTGTTCCTGATTTGTTGATCTATGCTGGTGCTGCTGCTAGAGGCGACACAGCAGGTATGCGTACAGCCCAGGGTGCTGCATCCTTTGGTAATTTGCGGGGTGACCAGCTTCTTGATATGTTCAAGAATGTTGGTGGCATTGCAAACACAGGTGTTGGTATCCGCAAGGATGTTCAAAGCCAAGAAGCTTCAGCTATTGCTTCAGAAATCATTCCAGGAATTGGTGTTGCTTCTGACATTCCAGCACTTCTTTTTAAGAATCCAAAATGGGCTAATGCAGCACCTGAAGTTAAGCAGGGTGTACAAAACCTTATTGCAGCAGCAGGTTGGGGTTCTGCGTTTGGACCTCAAGCTGGTGCAGTTGGTGGCGGTGGCATTACTCCAGGGTTTGCTGGGGCCACAGAATCAATTCTTCGTCGTGAGGGTGGATACACTTCTAGTGATGGTGCTAGTGGTGCTCCTGCTAATTTTGGTATAAACCAAAAAGCAAACCCAGACATTGATGTTAAAAACCTGACAAAAGACAAAGCAGTTCAGCTTTACAAAGAACGCTACTGGGATGCAATTGGTGGTGATAGCTTGCCACCAGCTATTCAGGGTACGGCTATGGATGCAGCTGTGAACCAAGGCCCAGGTAATGCTAAGAAATGGGTTGAACAGTCTGGAGGTGATCCAGTTAAGTTCAATGCTCTGCGAAGAGCACACTATGAAGATTTGCTAAAACAACCCAAGCACGCTGAAAATCGCAGCACTTGGATGGAACGTCTTGACTACTATGATAAACAGGCAGTTAACGGCGGTACTGACGCTGTTGCAGGACTGATTGATGCAGCTAAACGTGCTAAGTTAAATACACCAGCAGAACTCAATAGTGCTGGGGCAAGTGCTACGTTAGATGCCAAGATGGCACTGAGTATGAAGAACCTTACTGGTCTATCTAGCGTAATGGCTAAGGGAGGTGATCTCAGTAACCCATCTGACATTGCTACCGCTCTTAATGAAAAATGGAAGACTATCCCACATCCTGTACTTATGGAGGAAATTAACAGAATATCTGAAAAATACGAAATTACACCTGCATTGGCCGGTGAGATTTTGCTCAATAAAGGTATGGGTTCTGGTAGTGTTAGGTTCACATTGCCACAATGGCTTACTGGAAATGCCTTTAAAGGTACTGGTTATGAACCAAACGAGAAGCGTATTGAGGCTCTCGCAAATGCGCTAAAAACGCCAATGGGTCAAAGTCGAGTAGCTGAGAATGACGCCATCGTTGCTATTGGTGCGGCTGTCGATGCTGCTAAAGATAAATTCACAGCAGCAAATCAAGAGTATCTGCAGCTTCGTGCTCGTGCTGCAGATAACCCAGCTCTTGCTGGTTCGGTGCTTCGTTCTGAGCAGCGACTAGCAACTGCTGAGAAGCAATACCAAGACGCCATTCTGAGACAAGACAACTCTAAAGTAGCCAAGCAAGAGTTTCCAGATAAGACAACTGATAAACCCCCACCAGTTGCCAAGACTATTGCTGGCAAGGTAATACCACAACAGGGTGTTACTGGTTCTTGGGGTGATGCCTCAACAGCAATTGCCAAAGCAATTACTGAAGAGCCAGCTAAAGATTCACCACTTCGTGCAACATGGCTTCGTCAACAGACTGAAGCTAGAAAAGCCAGTGAAGCAGCAGCAAAAGAAGCAGAACGTATTGCCAAGCTCGAACAAGAAAGACTTGTCGCAGAACGTGCTAAAGCTTACTTGGCTAAAACTGGCAAGGTACTGCTGGCACCTCAGTAACTAATTCAGCTCTATTTGAAAGCCCTGCTTCACTTGAGGCGGGGCTTTTGTCTATGTAGAGTTACACTACAACCTAGCTCAAATTTATATCTTGGAAACCAGAATGACAGACTTCAACGACTTGCTGGCACAGTACGCAACCAACACTTCTGCTGACACTTATCCGACCAGACAAGCTGTTGATAGCAAGCGAACTTTGGATGGTGTTTACGCAAATCCATTTTCTGATGGAACTACTCCAAGCACAGTTGATACCAAGAAAGTCAACGTAGCTGCCGCTGCAGAACAAAAGAAGACTGCTATGGGTAAGCCAAGCATCCTTCCTTCCTTGGATCAGTCTTATCAAACTGCTGTTGGTGGTCTGACAGGTCAAGGTCGTAACACGATGACCGAGTACGAACGTGATATCCGTACTATGGGGCCAAACGATCTTCGATTCAAATACGGTAGTCGTCAAGCTGCCGATATGATGAGTCAAGCCAACAAAGCTAACCAAGAAGCCATTCTGGATTCCGGTGCTAGTCGTACTGCTGGACAGGCTATACGTGATTCTGTTGTGGATGTTGGCAGTGGCTTTGTCATGCCAGCTTTGAACATTGGTGCTTTTGGTCTTGGACTGGTTAACCAAGATGCTGGTGTGTCTGCTGCTCAAGGTCTTGCCAAACTCAATAACTGGACACAGAACACACTTCAGTCTGATGAGTTGAATCAACGAAAAAAAGTTAACGAGGCAAGGAATGCACTTGATTCTCGTGACAGCAAAGCACAACAAGAAATTGATTTATCCAATGGTGACGGTGAACTTTATGCGGGGCTTAAACGTCTGGGTCGTGGTGCTATTAACGCTGTTAGTAACGCTGCAGATGATTCGGCTATTCTTGGAAGTGGCATCTCCAGCGGTGTAGGATCTCTTCTGTCTGGTTCAGTCTTGGCCAAGGGCGCTTCAACGGCTGGTAAGGGAATTTTCGGTGCTCTGGGTAAATCCGGTGTAATCAAGTCTGGTGGGCCAATCAACACTGGTCTGGCTGGTTCAGAATTAGGCACTCTTGTTGATAAGGCAGCATTTCCACTGACTGTTGGTGCAATGGAAGGTGCTGGTGTTTACCAACAAACAGCAGACGCTATTGCCAAGATGCCATTTGAAGAACTGGCTAAAAACAGTGAAACCTTCCGTGGATATGTTGCCAGTGGGATGACGCCAGAGCAGGCCCGTACTCAGTTGGCTAACCGTGCTGGTATCACTGCTGGTGCAATCACAGCCCCTGTAGCTGCTGCAGCCGGTAAGTTGGTAGCCCCATTTGAGGCTAATCCATTTGCCCGTGCTTCTGTGAAAACCGTTGCCCAAAATGGAGCCAAGGAGACTTTGGAAGAGGGCATCCAATCTGGTTGGGGTCAGTTTAGCCAGAACCTGCTTAACAAAGCTGTGGTTAATCCTAATCAGGACATGTACGATCAAGTTGGTGAACAGGCCGGTGAAGGTGGTCTGTACGGCTTTGGCACTACAGCAGCCATTGCTGGTCCCAGTGCTGTCAAGAATGCTGTCAGTGATTCCAGCAAATACCTGTGGGGCAAAGCTTCTACAGCAATGAGTGAGTCTGTTGCCAAGCTTGAAGCTGGCAATGAAGCTGCTTCTCCTTTGGCTCCAAACAAGATTGCTGCTGAAGTTGCAGCTACTCAGGCTGCCATGCCAGAAACTGCTGCTGCCATTCAAGCAGGTATTGATACTTCAGATTTGAACCAAGAAGAAAAGACAGAAGGGCAGGCTTACGCAGCAAAACTCACTGGTGCGTTAAACTATGGTGAACAGGACGCTGCTGCCTTTGCAGGAACTCCCTTGGTAGATGTTGTTGCTGGTTCCAAAGACAAAGCTGAAGCCATGCTGAAGCTGGCTCAGTTTGTCAATGCAAACAGTGAAGGTGATGTTGGGACGGTTAACTTTGCTGCTGCTCTGGAGCTGAACAACTATGTGTTTGATTTGGAAGATGCTCTTCGTAGTGAGCCTGCTTCGCTAAGCAAACTGCCTGACGATCATCCTGCTGTGGTTCGCATGAAGGCCATTAAGGACACATTAGCAAAGATCAATGCTCAACCAATCGTGAAGAAAACGCTGGCCAGGATTGATGCCTTTGTGGTGGCTGAGAATGCCAAAGCCGGTGCTAACCTGACAGAGCAAAGCATGGCTACCCCTGAAGGTCAGCTTGCTGCTCAGAACGCTGCCAATGCCATTGCGCATGATCCTGCAAAAGCCAATCCTGCTTTGGTTAATGCTGTGTTGGCCCATGCTGCTTCTGGCAAGCTGGTGCTCACGGAGAAGCAGCAAAAAGGTGTAGCTATTGCCAAGGGGCTGTTCGATATGTCACGGGAAGACTTTGCTAACCGTGAACGTCTTGGCTTGAAAACTCAAGACATTGTGAGCAACCAGATCCAGTCTGCCGAGTATCTGGGTAAGGGCCAGTTGTCAGCTGTACAGCATGCCACTGAAATCTACAAAGCCTACCGAGCCAACGACATTGCCGGGGCTAGAGTCTTGCTGGAAGACTTCAGGAAGTTCGCTGAAACCATCCAGAACAAAATGGCCGCATTCAATCAGCACTTGCTGACTGGCCGTGGTGACGTGAAGAAGGCTGTGCCGTACACAACGCTTGGACAAACTGATCGCATGTTCAAAGACAGTGCGAGTGGTGTTTGGGTCAAGCCTTGGAATGAGGCAAGCGTCCAGCTCATGCAGGATGTGGCAGCTGATGCCAGGATGATTGCTGCTGCCTACAACAACTTGAAGGACACATTCTCTGAGCTGAATGGTCAAGAGCTGAAGGCTGTTGCTTTGGATTCCCGGATTGACAAGCCTGCTGCTGAAGTGGTGGCAGCTTTCAAGACTGGTGTGAAGCCTGTCTCGCCGATTACTACTAATACAACCGTAGATGACTTATTCGATGAGGATGGTCGTCGGCGTTTTCCGAATAGCCCTGCTGTTCGTAAATTTAAAGAAGAGCATGGTGTGGGCGCTGATGCAGTTCGCTTGCTGATTGCAGCAAAAGAAAGTGGTACCCTCCTTACCATTGCAGAAGCCAAAGCCCAGGAAAAAGAAATACTAGCTGCGCGTAAAGCACAGCTGGAGCGTAGCCAATCCCCGGAAGGACGCGCAGAAAGTGACGCTGCAGAAGCAGCCAAGGCAGCTGAAAAATTAAAAGAACGTGAGGGCGTGGTTACAAAAAATCAACCAAACGGGATATCGGATGGTTTATACGAAGACTCTGAAACTGGCCTCAAATTTGAAGTGAAAAACGGTATTGTTTTTTCAGAAGGCGCTGGTGGAGAAATGGTCCCCCACGGTGATCTCCGTAAAGGTAAAGTTGATGGAAATGGGGTTGCGTTTTCCGCAAGACTTGCTCGCGGTGAAATTACCAACGTGTCTAAAAATGAAGGAAAAGTTAACACGTCAGTGGAACCTGTTAAATCTTTGCTAAAAAATATACAGGTGGGGGTGGACAAAGCTAAAGCTCTTCTTGAAAAACCTACTGCAGAGGATTCCGTAAAGCTCAAAAATGTAATTGAGTGGGCCAATAAAAAGATAACTGCCATCAATGAATTGATGGCTGGTTCTGTCAGTGAAGCTGATGCTACTGCTCTGTCCACGGCGTTGGAAGAAATGAACGCACTGGTTGATGAGGCCACAAGTGCCATCAATTCCCAGACTTCTATGAAGACTGAGCCAACAGAAGAAGAGTTGGATCAGCTACAGAACATGGGGTTTACTCCAGTAGATGGCGAAGAGTTGACTTGGAGGCGGGGTGACGTTGATGTGGAGTTCTCACCAGAAGCGGAAGATTACTCAACTGCTTGGCTTGTTTACGATCTACAAGATGGCATTCCTGTAAACGAAGAGGGTGTAGTGTCCCCCTTAGAGTTTGCCATATGGAATGAAGCTGCCGACTTTATTGAAAGCATCCCCGTACTTAGTGGCATCCGGCATAATATGGAGATTGTTGGGAAGTCTCTAAGCAACACAGGTAGCCTAGAAGACATTGAGGCTAATCGTAAGTTCAATGAAAACTATTTCAAGAAAACTTTGGAAAAACTAAATGATTTCATTGGGGTATATGAAAGCCACAACATATATGGCCTCCCTAATGACCTAGCGCCATTGCACGATCTCAGAAAAGACATTGAGAATCTGCTCGATAAGTTAGGCGAAGACTCGTCTGTTGATTTGTCAACAGCTACACCAGAACAAAAGAAAGAAGTCAGGCAGCTTCTCAAACTGATTCGTGAAACGACTCGTGCTGAGAAAAAAGCAGTACGGGAGAACCCAGCAAGCTTGTGGAATGCTCTTAAGCATTCGATGACTGAGTGGGATTTGAATCAAATCTTTGGTCCTGACTGGAAAAAGACCAGGACGTTCTTGAAAGGCAAGCCAGGGCAAAAGTTGTCAACCTACACCGCAGATGGTAGGCTGGATGACTTTTTGCCGCCCAATATGCGATTTGGTTCTGAGCGGCAAGTCAACGATGGGTACACTGCGCCTAATGAAGAGAGCAGTGCGGAACTATATATCGCCAATAAGTTGGGGCAGGGTAACTACTTAACCTATGATACCGAGATGCTGCTGGGCCAAATTGGCACCAGCTTGCAGGAACTTGAACAAGCACTCAACGCAGAGGATTTACAAAATGCCCTTAAAGAAGTCGAAGCCGAACTCGCAAAACAAAAAGCCAATCGGGAAGCAAGACGCCTTGCAAAAGCTGCAGCAACTGCCAGCCAAACAACGACTGGAAGTGATCCAGGCACTTCTGTACCGCAAGCTCCACAAGGCAGCGTAGCTACTGCCAAGCCTGCTGAAGTTGTTGGCATCAACATCTACAGCAAATCGACTGATGCGCTTGGCAGGGCGTTGACCAACCCTACCTATGACAAATACACGCTTGACTCAGTTCCAGGTTTGGCAAATGTCCCCACCAAGTTCAAAGACGCTGAGCGTTGGTACTTGGCCAACAAAGCCACTACAGGTACTGCTGCTGAGAAGCTGGCTGCAGATATGCTGACCATGAAAGCAGTGATCATTGCCAAGCTGCAAAAGTACCCTGAACTGGTTACTCAGATTACTGAACGGGGTGGTAAGGAATTTCTGAAAGCTTCTGAGCATACTGTTGGTGTGAAAGGTTCTCGTTGGGAAGGTGTCGGCTCCAAGAGCAATTTCATGAAGGTGCTAAATGCTGCCTACCAAGATGTTCTCAATGGTGTGCCTGCGGTTGAACCAAAGAAGAAAGTAGAACCTCCAGCTACTTCTACTCCAGCAGCTGTTGCACCTACTGCTGTTGCTGAGCCTAGTGCTGACACTGGCATTGTGGTTCCAATGAACTATCGTGATGGTCAGGATGCCTCTCACGTAATGCGCTCTGAGTTTAAAGGCAAAAGCACGATGGATTTGATTCTGTCTGGTGACCGGACTGCCAGCACACGTAATGATCTCGCAGGGTTCAAGGGTTTAAAGAAGGGCGATGTCTTTACGGTAAAGAACACTTATACAGGCCAGAAAGCACAGGTTCGTGCAACTACTGATCCGTACTTGGTGTCTAGCGTCACAGCAGAAGAGTGGAGCAAACTGGAAGGTTGGGCACCTAGCCTCTACGCCAAGTACAAAGGCAAGATTGCTTACCAGATGCAATATGAGCTGGTGAACAAGCCTGTAACTGCTGAGCCTAGTGCCACTGTTGTTTCTTCCTTGGTTCAAGAAGAGGAAGCTGACCCTATTGAGGAAGAAGACGTTAGCGATGTGACACCGTTCGTGTACACAGGTGAGGCTACGGGTCTTCGTGATGAACCCAAATTCTCTAACCTGTTTGGTGGTGCTGCCAATCGCTTCCTGGATGCATACAAGCTGCCTGCTGCAGCTATTAGCCGTATTGCTTTGGTCAATACAGCACTGGAAACTATCTCTAGTGCTGTAACCTCTACCGAGAATATGACAGAAACAATGGGTAAAAAACCTAAAGCTGGTTACTCTGACCAGTTAGGTAACTTGTACAAACAGTACGTTTCTCGTGTTGGCGCTCAGGTAGTTGATGCGGTGAAAGCTAAGCTAGCTGCTAGATTAGCCTATGCACCTGAAACCGGCAAGAACATTGGTGTGACTATTCAAGAGCAGATTACTGCTTCTGGTTTTGTGAACACCTGGGACACAGGTAAGGTATTCAACCTGCTGAATAATAACAATGGCAAGTTGACCTACAACGAAACACTGCTAGAAGGTGCTGTGCTCGCTGCATTGCAGTGGTTGATTACTTCTGAGGGCGTGACAAGCAGGCTCACTAACAAGAGTGTGGCTGGTATCTTTGGCATTCAAGAGGGTGAAGTACCTTCTGGTTTGGCTACTGAGATGAGCATTGGTCAAGGTGAACTTGATGCTGTTACTGCTCTTGGTGACAAAATCCGTCAATACTGGGGACTGGAGGGTAATAAAGATTACCCGATGGATCAGGTAATTGGTATTGCTAACTCCATGGCTGCTGAGATTCTTGCAACTATGGTTGGTATCACAGTTGACACTAAGCAAGGCCCAATCAGCTTACTGAGCAAACAAGAGTTTAATTGGAATACGCCGATCTTAGACGCTAAGGGCAAACAGGTCTTGAACAAAAAAGGCTTTCCAGCCATTGATCGTAAAACCCACAATCGTATCCTGATTGACTTGAGAGCTGTTGTGGGTAAACATGTGAAATCATTACAGTCTTACCCAGACGCCATCGAGCAAGCTGTGCTGGTTACCCCTGAGCAGACTGTTTATTTGGAGGATGAGCGTCCTAGTGTTGCCAGAACACAGATGCGTAATCCTGGAGCCAAGAACAAGAAGCAAGCACTGAAAGCTATTGAAGCTACTCAGAATACCCCGTACAACTTCACTCACCAGTACAAGCTGTACGAAGCTCTTGGCTTTGATAACATGCTTAAGCTGTTTGGCTTTGGTAGTTTGTCCAAGGAAGAGAAGCAAAACAAGTTCAATAAAAACCACTTGAAGTCTGTGGAGGGCACTAACCAAGGTATCGTCTCCGGCATGCTCGGTATGGACTTCTTGCGCTCACAGGTTGATGTTAGAGCTGAAGCTGTTGGTAAGACCTCAGAAGAAGTTGGTGTGCATTTCCCAATGCAGCCTAGCAAGGTTCAGCGCCTACAGCAGAAAGGAAGAAACACTCCTCAAGGCGATAAACTGATGAGAGCTGTGTTGTCGCCTCATACAACAGTCATTAACCTGGACAACAAGAACGAAGCCTCATATAAGAACTTTCTAATTGCTATCGCCCAGGCTGTTGGCATGAAGATTGAGCGTATCAAGCCCGATTTGGTAAGAGAGCAGATCAAGAAGCAACTGCACACTGAACTGCAACCTGCTGTGGAAGTATTGCAGAAGTGGGTGAATGACCAAGGTGCTATCCAAGCTGACGCTACAGACATCTTCATTGAAAGCTTCAATAATGCTGGTCTGGAGCTTAACAACCTGGCTCTACAGGCTCTGACTGAGTACGCTAGGTACTTGAATACAGCCAAGGACTCGGATGAGCGTAAGAACTTCACCACAACTTTGTATGGTGAAGCTGACGGTATGCAGAATGGTCCCGGTGGTGCCATGATTCTGCATAGCACTGGAGCCTTCACAGTGCATGAGCTTCAAATGATGCGTAAGGTTGGCTACTACCCCGGTAAAGAGGGGTGGACTGCACAGGATCAGTTTGTTGCTGACGACGTAGATACCTATGGCACTGTTGCTAATACTGCCTCTACATTGATTGAGGAGAGCAAAGCAGTGTATGACGCTACGAGTGCTCCTGGAGATACGCAAGCCAGTAACCAAGTTCAGCACATGTTGAACCTGCTGGAACTGCTGTTTGAAGGCAATGTCACTTTCAATGAGAAAGGTGAACTGAAGATCAAACGTGGTGCCGCCAAGAGTCCAGTTACTGTGACCATCTATGGTGCTGGTCAGTATGGCATTGCTGCCAAGATTGTAGGCATCATCACTGACGAGCTGTACTCCAAGATGTCTGACGTAGCTGCAGCTAAGTATGCTGATCGTAACGCTGATGAAGCTACTATCATGTTTGGTTCAAGAGAGAACTTCAACAAGTTCACTGGCGCTTGGGAAGCACTAACCAACTTCTACGTTAAAACGGATAGGGATTCTGGTATTACTTCATTGGGTCAGTCTGATGTTTACACCCCAAGAGTTGAATCAGTGAATCATGAAACTGCAGTTGGCTTCACTGTAGATGAAAATGCTAAAGCTACACTGACTGGCAATGTCAAGACACTGTTTGTTGAACCAATGGATACAGCTATTCGTCAAACTATGGGTGCAAGCTTGATGAGTTCTATGGAGCTTATTCGCCAAGCCACCCAGGTTCAGACCCTGTTCCTTGAGGATGCTTTTAAGACTGAGGTTGCTAAAGCCCTAGACAAAAAGAAAAAGGAAGACCCTAACCATCAAGAAGGAGACTTCCTATCTGAGAATGAGCTAAAGAAGGTTTTGGAAAAGCTGAAGTACATGATGCCTAAGATTGACACAGGCAACATGGAATACTACCTTGCCGGTTCTCAATCCAATAGACTGGAAAACGTTAAGGCATTTGGTTCATCTTTGGATGGGCAGTTTAAAACTCCAGCTATGGCTAGTGGACCAAAAGATCTGGGTGTTGGTGGTATTGCTGCTCTGAACATCGGCATGGTTGATGGCCAGATGATCATGAACTTCTACTGGGATGGTGATGTTGTTGGTACGCTCCCAGTGTTCGACGGTATCAACCTGCCATTGGACAAGCTGGGTGAGTATTCCGAGAAGGCTAATAAGGCCATCTTCGATGCCTGGATGGGCAATGCCATGAAAGCCTTGTCGGAGTCTTACAGTGTGTTCATGCAAGACACTGATGGAGAGATAATACGCATTGCAGTTGACAAGCCCATTCTGTTTAAGAAGCTTGCTTCAGCATTTTATGGTCCGAGTTTAAAAGTTGATCAAATGGATGGGGAAAAGCTGTCTTGGTTAAGAACTGATCTCAGTTTAGAGCTAGTGAAGGTCAATGAAAAGCTTAAAAATGCAGCCATTGAGGTTGAGATTCGCCATCTTGCAATGCAAGACATTAGTGCTGGTATTGACCAGATGGCTGGCTTCAGCTCACCTTACCAGCATCAAGGAACCATCTCTGTTGAAGGCATGTCTGATGAAAAAATCATTGAAGTTCTAAACGAGCGCAGAGAGTTCCATCGTGAGAGGGTCACCAAGCAACTAAGCAAGACTCAGGACATTTCTGAAGCCATTAGTAACTCTGGTTACCACGATATGGCTACTGGGGCTAAGGTCTTCTACCAAGAGAATCTTTCTTTCCTTGGTTCACAAATGAACATCCCACAAGAGCAGCGGTGGATGTACAACGAACTGGTGAACAGTAAAGCCCTTGAAGGATGGACCTTCATCACTGGAACCAATGAACAAATCAGAGCCAAAGCAGAGCAACTAGGCGTTGCAGCAGAGCATTTAAACAATCTGGAAAAGGGTCTGACCCTGACTGGGCAAAAAATCATCATATTTCCCAATGCCACCGGTGAAACGTTGGTGCATGAGATGGTCCATGCCGCTACCTTCAGTATCATCCATGCCCACTACAGTGGCACATTGCCGGGTAAAGGCAATGCAGATATTGCTGGTGCTGTGGGGGGTCTTGAAATCCTGATGCGTCAGTTCATGGAACTGAGTGAAGAGCTTCCTGCTCTGAGCACTGAAACGATGCAGCAGTACCTGCATGCTCGTTCGGTGATCCAGATCCACTTGAACCAAGGAAAAAATCCATTGGCTCAGGCATCTGCACTCAATGAGTTCATGGCCTACACCCAGTCAAATCCTGCCCTAATCCGCATGACGAAAAACACCACGGCTAATCCTTTGGTTCGTATTTCCAAGATGGTGCTGGAGTTCATTAAGGAACTGGTGTGGGGTAAACGTGCTCCTAAAGTCGGTGGTGATATGTTCACCAACATTCGCTTTAATACTGCTTTGCTGGCTCGTTATCAGCCTAGTATTGCAGCTACGATGGCAGCTGCTTCTACTGCGGTGTTGCCACATTCTTCACCCAAGAATGATCTTCGCCTACGCGGTATTCGGGATAACTTCTTGAAGCGTATCCCTAACCACTTAAAGATGCCTCTTACCAAAGACGGTGTGTTGACGGGCAAAGTGACTACCACAGCCATTCAAGTAGCTACTGAAGCTGCCATGACTTTGAATGCTCATGGCTTCCCAATGGAACCAATAGAGCAATCTACATTCACATCCATTGTGCAGACGTTGGCTACCCAGGCTGTGATTGACCCCAACACAATGGCTCGTGCTCAAGAGCTGTTTACGCTGGCTACCAAAACACTGACGGTTGCTGACTTCATTGACCCAAGCAATACCGATGCTGGTTCGGCTTTGTACTACGCCAATGAGCAGTACAACGCTGTGATGGGTAACTACTACGAGGGCAAAGACGCCCTTGGGCGTTCTACCTTGCTGCCTGTATTTATGGGGCTGGCTATCACCAACGAGAAGTTCCGTGGTGTGCTGTCCAAGCTGGAACTGCCCAAAACCAAACTCAAGGACTGGGATAGTCTGGACAGTGCTTTTGAAAATGCCGGTAACAGCTTGATGGAAAAGCTCTCTCTCCGTCTCTCTGGTGAAGGCAAACATGCGCCTAATGTTCAAGCTGCCATTGATGCTTTGACTGAACACTTGATGAGTACGGCGAACAATGATTTGCTGACTCGAATGACAGAAGGTTTTGCAGACTGGCGAGAAACCCGCTTGAACAAACGCAACAACAGACTGCTAGGTTACATCGACAAGAGTGCAAAAGCACTTCACAAAGCTTCTGTATCTGCGTTGAAAAACCCACAGTACGGTAAGTTCTCACAAACATTGGGCAAGTTGGGTGAGCTGACCTCTGCCATCATTAATGAGGATAACGCTGAGATTGTTGCTCAAGGTATTGTTTCTACTATCAACAAGGTGGATGGTTTCCGTACCTTGCGTGAAGTCATCGCCGACATTGTGGGACGTACCGATTCCAATGCTGAAATCTATGACCAGAACAAGCTGGTTCGGACTATGGTTTCTCAAGATCGTCAACACTACCGGGATGATCTGCCGGGAGTTATTCTGGAACAGTTCAGCCGTACTGTGACCAAAGAAGAGATGACAGCCATGTTTCATGGTCTGGGCAAAACCGATATTGCATTGCTTCGTGAAAGCATGAAGGATGCTGAGATTCGTGAACTATTCACCAAACCATCTGCTCTGCCTATGGCTATCCGGACTGTGGAAACCCAGCTTAAAACTGCTGATCCACAACACTGGAACCAAGTAGAAAAGAAAGCCAGGCAACTGGCTGACTACATGAACGGTAAGGGTTATGGAAACAATCTGCTTCGCAATGCTGAGTCTGTGGCTAACCTGTTTGACGAGCCTCAACAAGCTAAACGAACCAAACCAGATGAAGCCTATATCAAAGCTGTGGACAAGCTGGTATCGCTTTACGCCATTGATGGTTTGAGCAACGAGAACCTCAGTAGTCTTTCTTCCTTGGTTCAAAGTGAAGCCCAGGGTGTTGATTTTGTGATGGCTTACTTGACTGGTCAACGTGCTGAAGAGATGCGTAAAGCCAATGCTTCACTGACAGCTCGTATGAATTACTTCAAGGGGTTTGTCCCAAGCAGCCAGGATGGCAATGTCACTATGGTTGTAGCTTCTGACGCTGAATACAGCAAGCTAATCGGCAAAAGTTATACCAAGGTGGAAAGCTATAAAGGTTCTTCACTAGTGGGCGGTGAACCAAGAAGCTACTACTTTGCTAACGTTCCAGGTCGTGCTGCTTACAACCAGGGCACGATGCAGAATGCTCGACAGACTGCTGGCGGTATTGATCTGGCTACTGGCTTTACCGATGGGCTGATGACAGCAGGGCGAATCACTGATCGTAAACTGGTTTATCGTTTGGCACAGAACCTGCGCAATGAACGTGCTACCACCGAACCTTTGCTGCCAGTACGCTCTGCTGATGGTGTCATTGTGGCCTTTGAACGGGCTGTTGATCCTAAGCAACTAGAGCGTCTGAGCCAAAGCACAGACCTTGCCAAAATGATTGGTGTATGGCGTGGTCGTCAGGTGGAAGAGGCCAAGGTTCAAGTCTTCAATGAAGCCTTGGTAGATGCTGCCAAGAAGATGTACAAAACCGATCTGCAAAATAGCAGTAGCAAAAAAGCAGAGTACATCAATGTCTTTGATCCAAAGGAACAAAAGAAAGACCCTGTGCTGGCTGATGCAGTTCGTTTATTAAACCCAGAAACCATTAAATACATTGAGGATGTGTTTGGTAAAGGCACTTTCATGGTTCGCAAAGAACTGGCTAATGATATGCTTGGTTATCGTGGCGCTACTATTGGCGATTTCTGGACAGGTAATCATCGGTGGTCACCTGAGACTGAGGCTGCTGTTAAGAACTTGGCGATCAGTGTCTTTGGAAACAAAGCCTATCAGTACATGGTCAATGGTGAACGTATCTTGCAGAACGTGGTCGGTAGTGCCAAGACTTTGATTGTTATGAAGTCGATCATTGTTCCAATCTCCAATCTGATTGGTAATGTCTATCAGTTGATTAGCCGGGGTGTTCCTTTGCTAAGTATTGCTAAAGGAATGCCACGTAAAACTCTGGAAGTAGATTCATACTCCAAATCTCGTCGTCGGGAAGTTAAGGTTGAAGCTTTGCTCAGAGCCGCTGAAGGTGATGTGATCAATACCCGCAAGCTCAGTGCTGAGCTGCAGTCTATCCGTGACAGCTATCGTCGTATGTCGATCTGGCCTTTGATTGAAGCTGGCCAGTTCTCATCCATCTCAGATATGGAAGTGGCGAGCGAAGACGTTCAACTGACCAGTGGCAAGCTGCATGAGTACATCGAATCACTGGTGGACAAACTGCCTACCAGCATCCGTAATGCAGGCCGATATGCTCTGGTTACCAAAGACACTGCCCTGTTCCAAGGCTTGCAAAAAGCAGTGAACTACGGAGACTTTATTGCCAAGGCAGTCCTTTATGATGATTTGACACAACGCAAAGGATTGACTTCCAAAGAAGCTCTGGCACGTATTACTGAAGAGTTTGTAAACTACGACAGACTCCCAGGCCGTAGCCGCGGGTATCTGGAAAGTGTTGGTATGCTTTGGTTCTATAACTTCAAGCTTCGTCTGGTGAAGATTGCCTTAAGTACCATTCGTAATAATCCAGTGCATGCTCTGGTGGTAGGAATGATGCCCAAGCCCGATCTGTTTGGTTCCATTGGAACGCCCATCACGGACAACCTGTTCTCTAAAGCATGGTCTGGTGGTCTTGGCAATTCCATTGGACCAGGAATGTTGTTCAATGCACCAATGCTGCTGCCAACTGTGAATGCTGTGTTTGACTAAGCTCTAAATAAAAAACCCACCAGAGGTTCTGGTGGGTTTGATTGAAGTGCTGTGTTTACTTCTGGGTTGGTGGATCATCAGCCTCTTGGCCAATACTCCAACCGATACCCCAAATGATTGCTGCAATAGCAACATACGGGGCAGCGGCAATGACGGCTGTGGTCACAATGAAAAATGCAACCAGAACCAGTGCCAGAACAGTCAAGACTTGCGGCATGGTCAAGTGTTAACTGGTTTTTTCAGGCCAGCAAACAAGCTGGTGCGAGCGGGCACTGGCACTTCAGCAACAGGGTCGTGGACTGGGGCCTCTTGTGCAACTTCAGGGATTGCAGCAATGGCCTCATCAACCGTCACAGTAGCTGGAGCTTCAGCAGCCACAGAGGCAGCAAACAGCTTGGCAGAGGTAGCTTTGATCTCGTGGATGGTTTCGGCTACTTCTTTTTTCTTTGATTCTTGCACAGCAGCTGAGGCAGCAGAAATCATCATAGGGCCAGTTTGAAAATCTGGCACGATGTCAATGATGGCTGTAGCACCTTCAGCACCACGGGTAGCCTTGAGTTCAATCTGAACTTTCGTGCCAGGATTAAGCTTGAAGAGGCCACCAATGTACGTGGTGATAGCCGATTCGATTTCAGATTGATTGATTGTAATTTGCATGATGTTCCTAGTTGGATTTGCTGACACTCAATAAACGCATCAGGTTTTTAAAAACGGGAGTTTGCACTCCCGCATGGATTGCAGCCAGTGCATCGGCAACATGCTCTGTCTTGGCTGCGCTAACTTTCCCATTGTGCATGGGGAAGACAGCATCAGGATACTCAGATAGAGCTTTCTCTATCATTTCACCTTTGGTTGCATCAGCCTTGCCGGTGAAGACCTTCTTCACTTCGGTAGGAGTAACTTCGATGAAGGGGATCCCTTCAGCTCTAATTGCCCCCAGAAGACCGACACAAAACCCGTAACTGGCCATAGCTCTAGCCGATTGAGAGCCAATGGGCACTTCTACAAAGATGACCTTTGCCTTACGCGCCATAGGTAAAACAACCTCAGCCAGCTGTGTTGTCAGGTGCAGATCTGAAGAGTTTTGACGTACCTGTTTGCCTACTAAATCCTTGGGTTGAACCAAGGAAAGAATAGGGGTATCCAGCAAGCCAGTTTCCAGATCAAGCACTGCCTCGGCAAGTCCCCAATTTCTCATTGAGGGGTCCATGCCCAGGACAGCTACCTTCATGGTTTACTTCTTGCCAAACAGACTCTGACGGGCAGGAGCTGCACCAGCTTGTGGGGGTCCAGAACGAGCTGCACCGGGAGCACCAGGATTGCCGGTAACCTTGCTGGTCTTGTCACGGGTCTTGCCCTTGTTGCGCTCCAGCCAATTGTCCCAGAAGACAGGTGCTTCGGCCTTGTTGCGGGCCTCCACCACAGTCATCTGGGTAGCCGTGTTGAACACCTTGTCGATGCTATTGATGTCACGGGTTTCTGCCGTGGCTTCATAGACACCGCTGGCATTCTTGGCCTGCTTGTTTTCCGTAACCTTCAGGATGGCCAGGGAAATGTCCTGACCCAGCAGTTCGATCAGCACTGGCACCGAAGTGGGCAGTTCTGCCTTGGCTTCAAAGTCGTAAATCTTGACGATTTTTTCTTCTGCATCTTGTTCAGCCAGAGGCTTGCCAGTGGCACACAAGCAGATGTCGTCAATCGTGGTGAAGCCCGGCAGAGGAACCTTCTTGGAGTTGTCCGACTTGTTCAGGTAGAAGTTCTCGCCTGCCTTATTGGTGATGTACACCGTCTCTTTGTATTCCTTGCCATCAGGCAGGTCCACAATGAGTTGAACAAAGCGAGCACCGGACTTGGCTGCACCGGCATAAGCCATTTTGATCTTGCCGCTGTAGATGTCAGATTCACGGGTAAAGCTACCACCGCCCAGATTGTCGGTAGAAGCTTCGAGGCCATCGGATTTCAGGTTGCCAAAGAGAGAAGTCATTTTTGTTTCGTTTCAGTTTCAGGGTTGGTTGATTTTGGGTTAATGAGTATAAAACTCATGGAGGTGGTCCAACAAATGTTGAACATCATTATCCGTATAGGTTTGTTCTTTGCTGAACATTCCCATCGGAGAACGAATTCGTTCACCCACCGTGGTCTTGGTGGGCCGGGTTTGGAAGACGTGCTTGTAGCCAAGTTCCTTTTCTTCATCCGTGATGGTGAGAAGTTTGGAGCCGAACTTTTCCAAGTCCTTGACCGCCATTTTCTTGGCGTAAACAACGGTGGAGAAGTAGGCTTCCACGCCGTTGTTCTTCAAGCTGCCTTTGACGGGCACGGAGGTTTTCATCTCCATGGCTTTCTCGTCATACACGTCCAGAACGTGGGCCATGATGATGACAGGCTTACCAAACTTGGTCACCTTGTCTTGCATTAGGATCTTGAAGAACTGGGCAAAGTCACTCCATCCTTTCATGGTGTTGGCACTGTTGATCACGTACATGGTTTCAAACATGTCCAGAAGAAAGGTGATGGAATCAATGATGATTCCTTGTACTTTCCCAGCACCCTCACCAGAGGTGGCATAGTCAAATGCTTCATGCACTTGATACGGGTCTTCAATGCGGTACTGGTCAAACTTGTTCTTGAAGGGTAGACGTTTGCCTGCCTCACAATTCAAGTAGAGCCATCCTTCTTGGTTCCTGATATTTCGCAGGCTGGCTGATTTACCAGTGGCACTGTAGCCACTGACAAGAATCAGCTGATCATTGATTTGATCGGTGTCGGACATTGTTTCTCCTGTCGATTAAAGGTTTGGAACCAAGAAAAGAAATACCCTTTCTCTTCTTGGTTCCTGTTTGGTTAATGCCGTTGAAAGCGTTTGGCCACGGTGTTGAGGATTGTCGTGTCAATCTCTGTCTCGCTGAGTTGGTTGCTCAGTTTGGCATTGAAAGCATGCACCTGCTTGCTGACGCTCATCAGGTCCAGCCCAGAGTCAACCAACGCCAGAGCAAACTTCAGCATTTGGTTGTTGCGGTTACCCGAGGCAATCCGCTGGGCAAACCAGCGTTCCAGATTGTCGAGGGATTCAACTTTCTGGTAAGCCTGCTTGTAGTCGGCATTCTTGCTGGTCTTGGGAATGAACGGCAAAGCATCCAGAATCTGACCTTCCATGTTGTAGGCATACTGTCCTACTTCACAGGAAGCCCACTTCCTGGAGCGCTGGTTGGCTTCCTCGTCGGTGTTCTTGAAGGGTAGCCAGTTGACCACGTTCTCCATGAACTCCTTGTAGTCATCCTTGTCCAGTTCCAGGTGGTAGTTGATCGGCAGGATGATTCTGAAGCGGTTAGCCTCATCGGTATGTCGCTTGGTGGTGTAGCTCAAGAACTTGTAGTCCTTGAGCAGTTCCTTGGCTGACTCCCAGGTCGTTCCGTGGTCCACGTCAATTACCACGGCGTTAAAGCCACAGATGACGTTTTCCTCAGAGCGATGACCATTCTTAAAAGCATGGTTAGTCCAGTGCTGCCCTGCCATTTGAGTTAACACATGGAGCTGATCAAATGGAACATCCTCAGTGGCATAGTTGTAGGCCCAATGATCGCTGTAGGCAATGATGAGCTTGGACAAATCCGTCTCCTTGAGTTTTTCACCCTTGAAGAACTCGATACCATCTTGAAAAGTCTTCTTGATGATGATGTGCTTTTTGTAGCCCCATCCCATTGCAAGACTCATCATTTCACTACGGCCAGCAGCACCCCTTGGGTAGAAGGCAAGCTTCTCCACCAAGTCGGCATGGGTCACTTCCTCGTCCACGTCAGCGATGTACCGAGCCAGCTTCACGTAAGCTTTCTCACGAGTGAGGATGCTCTGAAAAGCTGCGCCGGATTCCTCTACCAGCAGGATAGCCTGCTTCAAGTGATCCATCTCCACCTCGTTGGATTCATCCACAAAGGCATAGGCACCTGCCAGCTTCAAGGCTTTGAAGTAACGGTGTGACAACTCAGCCTTACGGATTTCCTCATGATCAGCCATCAGATCAGCAGCCATCTCGCAGTTTATCTTGTAGGTCAACAGCTCGATAGCCACATCATCTGGCACTGTCATCTTCCAGCCATACATGGCAGGGTCAGCGAGCTTATGGAAATGCTGTGCCCACTTGTTCACAGCTGTGGTGTTGGCAGGCTGGATCAGGTTGGCATAGATTTCCGCTGGTGTCTGGGTGTTGAAAGCTTTCTTGCTCTGCACCCCAATGCCAAACAGGCAACGACGAGCGTAGCCAGTTTCCAGCATGGAGTAGAAAGCATCCTCTGTCCTGCCGCCATCCAGCAGCTTGATAGGCGTACCAAAGAGCAGCATGTTGGAAGGTGTCTTGCCATCCCGGTCTTCAGCCCGCTTGTTCTCGCTGGTGTTCTTGGTCAGCTTTTGCTTGACGATGCCTTGGTCATACAGCTCCAGGAACAGGTTCAGCACATCGTTGGAGCGTTCCAGATTGGATCCAATCTCATCCACTTGATAGCTGATGGCTCCGATGTCTGACAGCAGCAGCTTGTAACGCAATTGCTTGACGCCTTCGGGGGTGCCGTTGTCGAACGTGTAGGGAAACTCGCCACCAGACTCCCAGGAGCGTTCCACCTTGTCAAACTCTTCCTGTGGATCAGTAGCGTTACGTAGGGAGCGTTCGTTGGCAATCTTCCAAAGATGCTGCTCAGCAATGACATTGAAGGTGTCGTCGCAGAACCGCTTCTTGAAGCCCAGCATGAACTCGGATTCGACAATGTTGACGGAGTGACCTTTGCCGTAGCCGGATGTGGCTAAGGCCATGGCATAGATGTTGACGGGAATCTCACCCCGATCCTTGGTGACGATCAGTGCCCGCATGTTGCTGGCCATCTTAGCAAGAAAATAAGCCACCTCAGTTCTGAAGAAACCTCGGTCGGTGTTCTGTGTCTTTCTGCACAGTACATCAACAATCTCTTCAATTGCTGGGTGGTGGACCACATTTGTTAAGTCAATCATATTTGTTCTCGTTGAGTGCAGATTGGAAAGGCGTTGCAGTAGCCGCAACGTTTTGGCGAACCAGGAACAGAGATCACCAGTCCCTTACCTTTCTCAGCACGGAACTGATTGGCTTCTCTGAGAGTAGTGAAGTTCTTAGTTGACTTGCCTGATGTACTGGTTGGATCAGAGTAGTATTTGAATACAGACTTACCAATCCAAAGTTCTTCATCAGTGCAGCGGGGAATTTCCTTTTCAGGGGTATTCCAGTATTTCTTGATCAGGGCTAGCTTGCGTCTAGCCCATGCTTCCGTTTCTTCAATGCTCAGCAAAGGAATATCCCTGTGCATGATACGATGCTTGGGGTAAGTAGGATCTTTGATTGAATCCAACTTCTTCCAGTCAGTGAAGATGAAGTTGATCCGCACAAAGTCTTCTGTTATTTTGTCTTGGTTCAACCAGCGGTATAGGGAACCTTGAAGTTTGTAGTCACTATCGCTAGAAAACTTGTTCCACTTATGAGCACTGGTGCTCTTGTAGTCCTGCACAATGCCCTCAGCCACCATGTCGAACTTGCCACCGATGACGTAGCCATCGAGTGGACGTAGAGCACGTTGCTCCAAATAGATTGGGATAATCAATTTACCTTCTGCCTTGCATGCCAAAACTACAGCATCGGGTGGATTGATACGAACACGGTCAATCACATTCTCAGGATAGCCCAACAACTCCAGAGAGCGTTTATGGCCCACCGTCCAGGCACGTTCAATGGCAGCGTGCATGGAGTTACCCAAAGCACGGGAAGCATAGTCCATCACATCAGGCACTTCATGCTGGCCTTGCTGGATTCGTGGTGGGAGGATGATTTGCCGTAAAGGCTTCATCAGGGTGGTGACGCTGATGTAGTTCTTTTCATTGACGTAATCGTATTCATCGTGGAGCAGCCACACGGCCAGAGCCAGTGACACGTCATTGTTGTTAGTTACTTTCACAGGATAGCTCCAAGTGGTTAAAAGAAGGGCCACAGCCCAAAGAAAGACTGTGGCCCATTGTGGGAGCGAAGACTTAGGATTTGAAAGTCAATTCACTATTTTGTTTCTCTGCTGCCAGAATGCGGTTGGCATAGTAGGCAATCTTTTCTGCGCCACGCAATGGGGTATTGCCAGGTTTGCCATTGCCCAGACGAGCATTGGCAGAACGCCAAATCTCTTTAAAGATATTGGCTTCACTGAACGTCAGTCCGAGAGTATCAATGATGTCCCCACACTCTGCTGTGTATGCTGGCTTATTCAAAGGATCAACATCGACTGAATAGTAGCCAACACTACCCCCAGTAAGTGGGTTAGCAAGCTTAGCTTTTTCCTTCTTTGGTTCCTCTTCTTGACAAGGAACACCAAGGCTTTCCATAAAAGCATCGTACTCATCAGTGGAATTGAAAACAATTAGACTTGGAATCATTCTGCAGCCCCGGTGATGATGTGAAATTCGTCATTGGCAGGAACCAAGGAAAGAGGATTCTTGTCCTTCTCCTGCTTCACAGTACCTTCGGGGGGAGCATTGAATTCTTCTTCGCTCATCCAACCAAGGTTGCTGATGTTGAGGATTACCACGTCATGGACAGTGATCTTGGGCATAGCGATATCAGCGGCTTCAGCAGACTCACCCATGCGCTTGAACAGCAGCATTTGCAGGGTCTGCTGGGCCTTGCCGATGAGGCGAGCTGGCAGGTTGACATCGGTGTGGGCAATCATGGCATTGAGCCGTACCGAGTGCGTGACATCGCTGTCAGCTTGGTTAAAGATGATCTCGCCAGCGACAAGGAATCGGAAACGGTGGGTGGAAAGGTTTTGGCTCATAACTTGCTTTCAAGGTAGTAACGAAGCATTTCTTTGCTTCTCGGTTCACGGGAATTTGGCACCAAGCGTAACACGCTTGGCACCGACTTACGACATAAGTTTGTCGATGATTGAGAAAATTTCTGCTTGACTTGCTCCGTTAGGTATGGTGATTTCGTTCTTCCAGGACGGCCAGAAGATGCCAAGCTTGCCACCTAGTTTGACCTGATCGTGGGCAATGTCAGGGTGATCCTGCCACTCCACGGCTTTGACCAGATGCTCGTTGGCGTACATCAGGGTATTGATGTTGTCTCGGATCAGGTGGTACTGGGCGTCATGGATGTGGGCACAGGGTCGAATGTCAAGACGGTACTTGCTTTGTCTAACCTTAGCCATGAACTCAGTGCTGGCTCGTGAATTGAGCAAACACCAGCTTTGACCAAGAGCATTACCCGCAGTTCTGCCTTCAGCCTCAGCTTCAAATGGAGTGCGTGAATTTCCACGTATTACCTGATGAAGCAGTGGTGTACGGACTCTTAAGCCAAAAGCTGCAGTAATGTATCCATCTTTGCTTGCTTGGTTCAATTTGGCAGCTACCCACTGGTCGCTGACTTTATATAGTTGGTGATACCGGGATTCCACTAGCTTTGCTTTCTCCAGCGAAAACCCACAATTAGCCATTAGGGTTTTAAAAGTGCCCTGATAAGTTAAGGCAAACGTAAGCTAAGGTGCCTTTGATTCTTGACGGTATCCTTTGTACAAGGATTCAATTCTATTTATTGCCCGAACGTTATACGCTATATGCGATATTTCGGTGATAGAACTGTTGTCAAGAACCAAAGGCACAAGTCCTTTATGCTCCATTGGTGTTACTCTAGTGATTGGGATGATCGTTTAACTGTGTTGGTACACGCCGGGCATTTACCTGAGTGCTGTCGTAACTCTTTCCACACAATTTCGGCAGTACGTTGTACACCGCATTCGCATGTGTATCGAACTGCCGCTTCCTTGCTGATTTCCCCTGAAGGAAAGAATTTTAGAAAGCGACTATTCAACATTTCTTTATGTTTTTTCTCTGAAGCGGCCTGCTTCATGGCCCCAGATACTTTGCCCCCTGCGCTGCATATTTTCAGTTTTTCATTGGGATTTCTTTCAAAAGAGAGTTGTATGTTTCTGGTCCGTGTGACCCATTGCAGATTCTTTGCAGCATTATTTTCACCGTTGTTATCTTGATGGTCAATTTCTGGCAAATTTTGTGGGTTAGGTATAAACGTTTCTGCGACTAATCTGTGGACCTGCCTGTAGTGCCGTGTCCCACCCTTAAACAGGGTTACACGAACATAGGTTGTGTGATTCCGAACACAAAGGCTTGCTGCAAGCGGAACATAGTCTTTGATGTTTGCCACAAGCCCAGTGTCGGACACAACATACTTAGGGAAGTTTTTTATCGGTAACCAGTTCAAAATAATCCTCCACTTTTCTAACCTGCCCATCTGGACAGGTAACTAATGTACCACACATTACAGATAATTCCTTGCCACCTACATTTACCAAAAAACAGCGATCTGTTTCGGCAGCAAGAATGATTTCTGGCATATGCTCCCCAAAGTAGGCATGAGCGCGTAAACAGTGGCCGTCGAACCCGTCAACGTACACGAGCAACTTAGCGGGATCTTTGGTGGTCAGCGCACTGATCCTGTCTTCCAAGGAAGCAAAGTCCAAGCCACAAAATAACCATCCTGGGGGCGCTTGAAAACAGCTCTTGATGAGCTTGCCCAGATTGAGCTTGCCTTTTTCGACAAAGCCTTCAAGTTGCTTTTCAAACAATATCAGCAAAGCAGCAGAGATAACCATCACAATGTTAGCAGGCAGATTCTGCATATTCGGATTTGAGCTGGATAGCCGTCCTGAGACGGTGCCTCCCAAGTTGAAACTACCAAACAAATAATGCCAGCCATCCGGTCCCTGGACTGCTTCCTCAAATGCAGGAATGAAGCTCACCAGAAGTTTATTGACTGCTTTGTAGTCAATCAACGAACCAAGGAAAGAAAGCACATCGGTATCCTTGGTATGGTTCTGCAAAGCTTTCAACGTATCCCCGTCAGTTCCAGGTTGCTTGCTGTCGGTATAAGAAATGACAGGCAAGCCTACCATCTCAAACAACAACTCCTGCAGTTGTGGTCCTGAGTTCGGATTGAAGTTGACCGCTAATACCTCAGCATCTGCCATGGTGATTTGCTTCTTCTTCAGCTCTGAGTTTCGTTTGGCCACATGCTTTTCTCGCAAGTGATGGGTGTACTGCTGCACCAGTGGAGACTGCTGAATCACGGAAGTAGCCTGATCCTCAATGGCTTGTAGGATGGCCTTGACTTCCTTGACACGTTCCATGTTCAATGGCAAACCTGTCAGCTGCATCTGGATGATGTCCAGAGTTGCTGGCTTGAAGAGTGTCTGATAAATTTCTTCTTGTTGATCTGCCACCAGAGTATTCCAGTGCTTGTGGTAAACGAACCACGTAGATAGACCATCCACCAAGTTGTATTCCAGCAGTTTAGGCAATGGAATCTTGGTGATGTCATGGATGTCGTCCATGCTGTAATTCCCTGAAAACTCCTGTGCTTGGGCCTTCAGTCCCAGCTTGTTGCCTGCACAAGAGTTGGTAGCCAGATAGGTGATGAGCTTGGTGCATTCCCAATTCCTGAGCATCACATCCATACCATCGAGCAATCCTTCCGTGTCCAGAATGTCCACCATAAAGAGCTGGTAGATCAACACGTAGGCGTCATAGGCGATGTTGTGATAAATCATCTTTTGCTTGAAAGCTAGGAAGAACTTCAGCAACATGGCCCTGACTTCTACGTTGAAGACTTGCTTGCCATACGGTGCTGTCATGGCTCCAGGAATCTCCTGGTAGTCCACAGCAAAGGCAATGCCTTCATGCTGGTTCCAGCAAAAGGTGATAGTGCCAATGCCTGCCGTATGGTGCTTGAGGCTGAATGCTTCAATGTCGCAGGTCAGGTCACAGTTCATGGCCAGAATCCTGTCTAGCCACTGCTGTATTTCTTCTTTGGTTCTAGGGTACTCAGCAAACCTGATAATGCCTTCTCCTGGCTTGGCATATTGACCTTGTAGGTCAGCCAACAAAGCATCCACAGCCTGTGCAATCTTAGCCTTGACCTTTACAGGATCGTAAAAGATCGCCTTGTAGCTGGGAGCGTAAACCACCTTGAAGGAACCAAAGGAAGAAGACATCACATAGCCAAGATGAGCTTCTACCTTAGCAGTACCAGTCAAGACTTTGAAGTAATCACTGTCCGTGACTAGAACGTGTTGCACACCCAGCCGTGTAAGCTCAGGAGCCAGCTCTTCTTTAAGATAGGCTTTGATTTCCGAGACAGGGGTTTTCTTTTGGGTTTTGCTATAGTGCAAGTCCATGACCAATACATCATCAGGATTGATTCCTGTTTTGAGATAAGCATCCATGATCTCTGTCTTGCGAATGGCAGACACCAGAATGCAAATTGGGTATGTAGCTTTCTCTGGGTTGGAGTAAACAAGGTAGTTCATATTCTTCTTGGTTCAATAAAGGAATCTTGAGACAGCATATAACTCCATCTTGGGCAGCAGCATTAGGAACTGTCGCTCTGTTCTTTGGTCACCAAAGAAGAACATTTCTTGGCGTTTTTTTCGCCTTAGTTTGGCCAAATCTGGAACCAAGGAAACAAGGCACTCCGGGAGAGCGTCCCTAACTTCCTGAAGACTGAGACACCGATACACCAGCTTGTACAGAATCTGTTTTATCTGATCCCGGTCCAGTTTGACAGCTACCCTGTCCTTGAGATGAGCCTGCATTTGATCATTTAAGCTTATGTGCAAAGTGGGCTTAGGCACCCTGACACTCTGCAAGCTGGGGAGCATTTTGCTATGCAAATAGAAATCCCCGTTGTAAAAAAATCCAGACAAGACTTGCTTATGCGCTTCGTTATTAGCTAGAACCAGTGCATCAAGTGCAGCTTTCAAGCGACGCTCTTCAGCCACAAATAGCGTCTCATCAATCTTTGCCAGGATGGTTTTTGCTTCGTCAATCATGAGTCTCTTTCAGTAAATGATGCCTCCGTACTTCTGAGCCAGTTCACCATACATGACGATCCTGGAACGTGCTCGGGTAGCAGCGACATACAGCAAACGTGCTGCTGTGTTGGGTTGGTGACAAGTACTCAGGTTACCTACGTCGATGTACACCGTCTCGACAGTGCTGCCTTGGGCTTTATGCACCGTGGCAGCATCTCGTTGACGCAGATCGGGGTAAGTGTTCTTCAAATGGAAGTAGCGTTCCCAGTTCTTGGCCTGCTGGAAATACTTGACCAGCTGGGCAAAGTGCTCCCGGTTGACTGGCAGTTTGACGCTGACCACCGAACCAAGGCGAGTACGGAGTTTGGTTTCACGTACTTCCAGTTCTACGCCACCAGCAGCAATCTTTTCCATGATGGTCAAGGGAGCTTGTTCAACAATCTCCACTTCTTCCTGAATAGACAGTCGAGAAGTCATACTGAGCTGAACAGCACTGTTGCTGATCAACATCTCACCCACACTGTATTCGTCAGGAAGCTGGCGCAAATCCCGGATGTAGTCGTTGAAACCTACTACTTGGGGATTGGTGTAAGCCAGAATACGAGCATCAAGAGTTTGACGTAGGAATGTATTAGCAAGCTCTGCTTGAATCTGATGATTGTCAAGCCAGTCAATGACGCCAGGAACAACCTGGATAGGATTGAATACGCCAGTCTCTACAGTGTCTCTGAGCTGTTGGCACAGAGCCATCAAGGCAGGCTGCTTGCTGTTTCTCATTGGCTCTGTAAGCACAAAAATTGGCAAGCCATTTCGGTACACAGGAGACAGAGTTTCCTTGACTGGTGCTAGTTGGCAATGATCGCCAACATAGACTAGCTTGCAGTTGTGTGTTCCTTCCAGTATGTATTTACGCAATTTAGAATCCACCATAGAGGCTTCATCTACAAAGATGATCTTGCGCTCATGCACTACCCAGTTCCTGGTTTTAGTGAGAATAGATTCCCCCGTCTTGAAGTCATCCTTCACGGTAAGGTTGAAGAAGGAATGCACGGTTTCAGTAGGCCGTCCTGTGGATAGCCCCAGCACCTCAGCAGCTTGATTCGTGGTAGCCGTCATCACCACCGAGTCGTACTCAGGAGGAATACCCATCAACTTGCAAGTATCAAAGTAACGAGGCAATATCTCATCAATGAGTTTTCCCATGAGGAAGGTCTTACCAACACCACCAGGGCCGGAGATGTTGAGTTCCTTAGAGGATGGGTCAAACAACCACGAGAAAAAGCCTTCCGCAGCTTTTCTCTGTCCTTGGTTCAATTCGTCTTTGGTATCCATATAGATTTCCAATCAAAAAGCCCCTGAGCAGGGGCTGTGTTAGTGAGGATGGGGGAGTTTATTTCTTCAGGAAAGGTTCAAGATTTGCCTTGCGGTAATGCTTGCCTTTGATGATCTTACGGTTAGCATCAAAGAGAGGCAGGCCATCTTCAAACTTGGAGAAGTTGGAGTCGTTGACTTCGGTCATAGCACCAATGATGTCCTGTCCTGACATGTGAGCTACGCCAGTGCCGGTGACGATCTGATCACAGATAGCGTCAAGAAATTCAAGTTCGTTTTCTGATTCAATAAAAACAATGCGTTTCCCACTGTTGTTCTTGATATGGCTGGCTAGGGCGCTCATAGCGTCTTCAGCAGAGATCAGCAATTCAGATGTAAGACTATCCACTCCTTGAATTGGATTTAGCATCTCTGCCACTTCTTCAAAATGGCAACCCAGCTGGCTGTTGAAGTTTTTCAACACAGGGTTGGGCACAGCTTTCTCAAACCATTCCTTGGTTTTGCTTAGCGTACAGTTATTACCCTCATGCACGCATACTGCTCTATCTACTTTCACTAAAAAGTTTATTGTGCAGTGTCCTTTATCAGTATCCACATCAATGTCATTGGTTTCGCTGTTGGCTTTGAAGGATTTAATTGTAGCTAGGTCGCTTGTGCCTTGATGGCCCACAACCTCTCCCACAAAAAACTCATCTCCTGACGCGGCTATTGCAGAACTGGAGTCAGCACTAAGATACGAAGTAGTAAAGTGTCCTGGCATGTTATGTTCCTTGGTTCGATTGATTTCTGGTCAAGTAATCCTTGACCAGTAGGTTTTGTACATAGTCCTTGATGGTAATATGTGGCCCTAGTTGACTGATGAGCCAGTCTTGTTGGGGCTTGGCCATACCATTGAACACATCTTCCATGAAGGTTCTTCGGGTATCAGCTGGATTGATTTTGAGGGCTTTTAATCGCAGCGTGATGGTGGTTGGGTGGCAGTCTAGTTTTTTGGCAATGGTGGACAAGGACAATCCAACACTGTTGAGTCGGATGATGTCCTCATCGGTGCATTTTCGGTTGGCTCGGTAAGCGTCTGACATGTAAGTGATTCCTGTAAAAGTTACCTCTAAGTTTATACGATAGAGGTACCCTTTACAGATCAATTTAGCTCAGCAGCTTGGTCAAGTCAGCTCCAGTGGCGTCTGGCAACCCAAGAGTTGCCCAGCTCACTTTGGCAGCTTTCTTAAAGTCAAGCAAAGCTTGTGCTGCCTGAGTACGTTCCAGCTCAGTAGCAGGAAAGCAAGTGGTTTCCCACAGTGCCTTGGCTTTCTGCTGACGGGCATTGCCTTGCTTGGCAACAACCACTGCAGTAGCTACAGCCTTGGGATCGAGAGCAGGAGCTTGTGGTACTGCCGACGACTCTTCGATGGCTGCAACCAAGGGTGTTGGTTTTTGCTTTACAGGTTTAGCTTTAGCAGTTTTCACAGGCGTTACCTTGATATTGGTGCCCTTGTGCCCACCGATACGAACTTCCTCTAGGATGCCCGCATGGTCACCAGCAATGGCTTTGCCCAGCAGCTTCTGGCCTTCCACCGTGTCGGTGATAGGCTTGTTGTTGCGGAGCTTGGTATGGTCTTCCTGGCTCAGCTCGAACAAAATGTGGTAGCCACAGACACGCATCTTGTTGGCATCGTACTGCGGTACAGCAATCACGTCTTCGGGCTTGACCTTGGCCAGCACACATACATCACCACTGAAGCCGCTGATGTAGCCACGGCGAGCCACATGCAGACCATTGCTGCAATCGTTGCGACGATCCGGGTCCACCAAGGACTCATCCATGCAGACATAGCTGCCCACCTTTTGAGGCACATTCCAAGTGTGGCAATCAACGTAGTGATCGTCTACTTTGTTCAGCACTTTGTAGATGATGATGGAGCCATCGTGGGCAATGGGCAGGTCACCTTTCTGCAGGAACTTCATCAAGTCCTCCACAGAATGACGACGCTTGTTTACCACAGCAGCCATACGTTCCATGAAACGCTGCACACCGATGGTTGAACCATTGGCATTAGCATGCGCCAACTGAGGCTCAATACTCTCAATATTGGTGACCACAGCAGGAGCTGCATTGACCTGTTTCATCACTGCAATGACAGTGTTGTCAGCGTTCTCACCAATCTCTTGATCATCAAACTCAGGAGCTGAAACAGATACAGCATGCTGCATGATTTCAGCAACAGCAGCTGTGATCTTTTCTTCTTTGTTTCCCGGAACAGTTCCCAGGGTCATTGGCTGAATTGTTTTAGGTTCAGCTTCTGCACTAACAGCAAACAAGCTTTTCAGCTTGTTCTTAGCCACTCGGAAGAACTTGACCAAACCGCCAGAACTTTCTTCAAAGTCCTTATAGTGGTTAACTGTCTTAGTAGTCAAATCTACTTCCACAGGCTCATTACGAGCCAGGAAAGGTGTAGCCTCAGCCACGATACGAGCCAAGCGTGGGTCACCTTGTGGGATGACTACAGCTTCACCGTTCTCTTTATAGAGTGTCAGTTGCCGTGTATCGACAACCGCAGCTATGATTTTAATTTTCATGATTTATTTCCTTTTACGGTTTCAAAGCAAGATGCAAGATTTCCAATAACTTAGATTTAACTGCGAGGGTAGAAGATTTACTTTTTAATTTACTAACAAAATTCCGCACATCCAAATAATGATCAATTGCTTTAAGATTGTCCACCAAAGTAATAGCAACTGTATTGACCTGAATAGCAGCAGAATAAGCCATTACTTTAGTGAGCTCTGGGTAGGTTGTGCGGTTGTAGTAAGACTTGTCAAGTAAAGAGTTGTACAGTTGTAGGTACAGCCGATCCTGTTCAGTGATGTTAGTCACTAAACCAAACTCTTTAGCCAACAACTCCGAAGAACAAAAGCTGTCCCAGTAGTGTGGGGCACCACTTACTTTGAGGCTCAAATGCTCTTTGATTCTTGGGTTGCTCATGATCTCAGCACAAACTTTGTCATGCACATACTTCACAAGATGAACTGCGCCATTGCTGGTGTAATTCTTCTTTTGAAGTGAGCTGACATAAATGCCACCTACTGAACCAAACAAACGAACAATAGCAACAGTATCCTCATTGCTGAACTTGTCGAAATTTCCACCATTGGTTGCATAGTCACTTGTGCTGACTTTGCTAATCCATTCAGGCTTCTCAATGCGTTTAACATCATTGAGCATAACCAAAGACAGATCAACTCTATCAGCAACCAGAGCAGAAGAAGCACAAGCCAATCCCTTCTTACGAGTAATAACTGGTGCTCTTGTCTCTTTACTTTCCAGCTGCTGCTGGTCAGTAATGTCAATTACAACCATCCTACGCTTTTTGAAGAACTCAATGGCAGCTTCAGTTTTGGCCTTAGAGCGGTGGACGTGGTAGAGCAGAAACCCATAAGGTTTATTGTCAGCAGCCCTAAACTCAGAAACATTCTTCAGAGCATCTTTCACACCAATCTTGGTATGCGAGATGACCACGATGTTTCTCAGATACGGCAGATACTGATCCAATGGTAGCTTCTTGGCTTGAACCAAAGGAACAACTAATCCTTTGAATGAGGCACTTCCATCCCGAAAAGAATGGCTATGTATTGAGTGCATGTGCCCGTAAGCCAACAAGCGATCAACAGACACATCTGGAACTTTCTTCACAGGACTTTTAGCCAGTTTGTCTTCTGGAGCGCTGCTCATAGCAGCCAGCAACGGACCAGCAATCTGTTTGTGAAACCAATCAGATTCTCGGTACTTTGACAGCTTCTCTTTCAATAAAGCAGCACGGTAAGACTGAAGCAAACCACGATCACCTACACCAGCTTTCATTGCAGCGTCAACTCGGTTGAAAATATCTGCATAACGAAAACCATTAAACTGAGGATACATGTAGGCTACTTTAGCGTTGATAAGTTCAGTAGAACTCAGTATGTACTGTGGAGCTACATTGCTTGCCTTTAACAGACCAGGAATAGCATCCGAAGCATGCAGCAACAAACCAGTCTTGCCTTCAGCAGCTGTCTTTTCAATAGACTGCTTCATGACAATAACCGATTGTGTCTTTTCTACTTGGTTCAAACGATCAACAAAAGCAGTCAAAAGTGCTTGCAATGTTTTAAGCGTGTGTTCCTGCATGGACAATGATTCCCGGCTGGGTGTTACACCAATGCTGTGAGCTGGTGCCTGAAACACGATGCTGTATCTGCTGCTATAGCCTTGCTGCAGTTGTTTCAGATAATGCTCAATGTACTTGTAATTGCTTGTGTAGGCTCCGTTGTCTGGTATTGGGTACACCACATTGCCGTAGCGAACGTAGAGTCTTTCACTACTTGGGTGATCTTGATTCAACTGAGTCGTTACCAAGAAGTTTTCTGTCATACTACTGAAAGGGTGAACTTCCAGCAGCTTGCCGTCGAGTTCAACTTTCATCTCACCATTGCGAGTGATGTGCTTGATGTACCTCTCAAAAGTGTAGCGGTCACTAGCTTGCTTGAAAGCCAGTGAGACTGTGATACCTGATTCAACAGTAGGAAAGCTGGCAATGGGAATGATGCTAGGCTTGCCACCTACTTCAGCAGAAGATTTACTCATGCTGTAGACGGTCTTGACACCATCATGGCAGGAGGTCACCTCAAAGTGGTCTGTATAGGCAAAAGGTGCTTTACATCCCAAACCGAAGCCACCCGTTTGACCACCATCGTTCTTCTTAGTGGAAGCTCCATAGGTGCCATAGATAGGGCCAATCTTTTCTTTGTGGATACCGTGTCCGAAGTCTTGCACAGAGAACTTGCTGTCCTTGGTGCTGACGATGACAGCCTTGTCAGTGCAGCCTGCTTCGATATGGGCATCCCAGGCATTGCACAGCACTTCACGGACGACAGCCAACTCTTGGTTGGTGTAGAGGGTGCTGCTCAGGATGTGGAAGAACTCGGCATTGTTAGAGATGCCGAAGTCGATGGTTTTGCCACCACCGATAACAGCGTGGGTGATATAGTCGTCTGAATGGGTGACCTGCATGTTTGCTCCTTGGTTCAAAGAACCGCTTAATGGTTGAAAAGGTTTTGGTCAAGAAAAAGCCCCTGTTCCGTGGCAGGCAACAGGGGCTAGGATGGCTGCCAGTCACGCATCTGAGCTGATGAGGCCGAGACACTACTGGCTGTGGTTACAAGGTGCCCGACCCACAAAACATATCGGGGGTGGTTTCCTTGAACTACTCAGCTCTACAGTAGAGAGCTGCGTTGACGTTAGGATAAGGCAGACTGCTCTACAAAGATAGCTCTAATTTGTTAGAGAGCGTATCTTGGTTTTCCTGTTCAGGAATCACCTCAAGCCAACACTCCAAAAAGTCGGCTTCATTACCCACTCCGAAGTAGGTCTGAAGCATCTCACCATCTTTAGCCCGGCAGTGCCAGACGTTCTCCTTTTCCACACCAGCTTGCTTAGTGTGCAGGAACATGGTGGTGACTTTCTTGCCGATATTTGGGCCTTTGCCCTCATCGTTGTAAGCCATCCTGCCACCGACGACACGGCATTTCTGTCCAGGTTTAGTTGGGGGGTTCATAGGTTAATTCTTGGGTTCACTAGCTTTGCCGGCAGGTTTAACAACAGCCTCAGTCTTAGCTGAAACAAAAATAGCTGGTTTGTATTCCACAGCAGGATAAAGCTTGTTAGATACAAGCACAGGCTCTGCAGCAATGGAGCCAAAACAAACAAAAGCTAAGCAGACAGTAAACAGTTTGATCATTTGATTTCTTTCAAGACATAGGTTGTGCATTTGTCGTTAATAGTCTCAACGCACTCATACTGAGATTTCTTCAGCGCATAACTGTTAGTTCCATGCGAAATGAGAAAACCAATAGCCCCAAACATTCCACAGATCAGTCCAAATATGAACATTTCTTTGTCTGAATACATTTTCTTTTCCTTGGTTCAGATTTCAAACAGCCACATCAGCTTTGATGGCCGGGTGGTGGACATAATCTTCAAACTCAAAATCATCCACCTTGTAATCAAAGATGGAATCAGGTTTACGTTTGATGACCAGCTTAGGCAGTGGTTGCGGATCACGAGACAGCTGCAAGGCAACCTGCTCTTGATGGTTGCTGTAAATGTGACAATCTCCACCAGTCCAGATGAAATCGCCCACTGCCATGTTGCACTGCTGGGCCATCATGTGTGTCAGAAGAGCGTAGCTGGCGATATTAAAAGGCATGCCTAAGAAAGCATCAGCAGAGCGCTGGTAGAGCTGGCAGGAGAGCTTGCGACGAGGAATACCAATATCGTCGAGGTCACCATGATCCCAAGGGAAAGCAATTTCTAGCCTCTTTAGTGTATTGAACTGCTTTTCCCACAGTGTATTGCGCTCGTGCAATGCCAATTCCTGCGTGTAGAACTGGAACAGGCAATGACATGGTGCCAGAGCCATATCAGGCAGGTCAGCTACGTTCCAAGCACTCACCAGAATACGGCGAGAATCAGAGTCTTCCTTGAGAAGGCGGATGGCTTCACTGATTTGATCAATTGTTTTGAAATCCACATCATAAATGCCGTCAGTTGGGCAATCAAATTCTTCAATTACTGGGGCATCCCAGCTACGCCATTGCTTTGAGTAGATTGGACCAAGCTCACCCATTTCATTAGCCCACTCGTCCCAGATTGTGCAGCCCATAGCCTGCAAATCATTGACGTTGGTACTACCAGAAAGCATCCACAGCAGTTCTGCAATGACAGACTTGGTATGGACCTTCTTGGTGGTCACCAAAGGAAAGCCTTGACTGAGGTCAAAGCGCATTTGATGGCCGAAGACACTAGTTGTACCAGTGCCAGTGCGGTCAGATTTATACACACCATTGGTGTGGATGTGCTTGAGGAAGTCTAGGTATTGTTTCATTTTTGAACCAAGGAAAGAATTAAAGAAGGTGATCAGGTACTTCGACTTCATCACCAAGCTTGTTGGCAATATGGCAGCGAAGACCGGCAACTAGCATGGTGGGGCCAGACATTGTTTGATTATCAACCATGCCCACTCCGCTTTGTAGCACGTACACACAGGCTGTCCAATGGGGCCAGTAGGGTTTCGGTGCCCGTAAGCTTATTTGCTCACGTTCAAAAATGTGTATGGACAGGGTTCCATCACAATGAAACCCATATTCTTCGTTGACAGATTCCTTATTCACCAACCTAGGATTCAAAATCCCAGAGTCATTCGGCCATTCGATAGAAGCTACTACCCAGTTGAGTGCAGCTTCGGTTAACTCAGCAGTTTTGATTTTCATGATTGATCTTAGAATTGGAATGTTTTCTCATCAACAAGCCGGGCAGTTGCATAACCGATACGCTTTTGACTGCCAATGGCTCTGGCGATCTTGTTCAAGTGGTTGGCTGTAGTTGCGGTGTGATAACCGCACCAGTCTGCAGTTACGTAATCGTCTTTCTTATAGGCAATCCTGTTGCCATGCAGCCAATAGCTTTTACCATCAGTCTCAGCGTTGTAACATTTAGCCTTATTACCTGAAGCAAAAGCTTTAGCTACTTGTTTGATTGTTGTCATATTATTTATTCCTTGGTTCAGGGCTGTGCAAAAGCGCATCAACCCCAAACAAAGCAAACTAAACCAAAATAGCAGCCACAGGCCGATCAGCTTGTCCTTGATACTTGCCGGTATATTTTGCAGGCTCAGTCAAATCATGGAAGATAACTTGGGCAATGCCTGAACCAGCTGGAATAATCAACTCACCATTCCCGTGGTAAACCAGCTCGATGGTTAAAAAACCATTCCATCCTGGTTCGATACAGGAATTGAACACTGACAAACCTTGTCGTGCCCAAGAAGACTTGTCATGCACAACAGCCATGAGGTTGTTGGGCATTTGAAATTCTTCAATGGAAGAAGCAAGACAGAACCGTCCTTCACTAAACTCAGGTACGTTTGATTCATCGGTAAAGTAAACTACCCGTTTGCCACCTGCTTGGCTAAAAACTATGCTTTGTTTAATGCGAATATCTACTCCGCATTCGGTTAACCCATGGGTTACCCCATGAGCTGTCTGCTTCTCAGTCAGCATGTTCTTGATGGGTGCTTGGAAAAGCAAAGATTTACCATTGATTATCATGCTTAACCCCAAGTACGGTGAATTTCAGCAATGTGCTCCAGCCCATCGTATTCCTTGATTTCCCAATGCACACCATCAGGGACATCAACAACCTTAAGGTCTGCAGCACGATCATTGGCAGCATTGCCAAGTTCTTCCACCACAGCAACAAGATTAGGATCATCCCGCTCAAGTTCAAAGTCATAGAACTTGTCTTTGCCAGATTTGGCTTTGTAGAGTTCTTCTGCTGCAACTGAGAGGCCAAAGCCTCCGTAGCATTTGTTGATAACAATTTTCATTCTTTTTCCTTGGTTCGCATTGCTGCGTAGGTAACAGCAATACTGCTGTTGTTATTGCCTACGATGTACGCTTCGATATACGGTCTGAGGTCTTCATCAAAGTCCTCAAGCTTGTATGGTTTACAACCACCCAAGCCTTCCATGGTTTTTCTAATGCAACAGTCAAGCAGAGCATCAGAGACTCGCACACCGAATTGCAGGACTTCCTCGCTTGGGTAGTTAAGCAGAGTCATTTCTTTCCTTGGTTCAAAGCTCAGTGTAGGCCACGGAGGCTTTTGGGCCATATTTCTTCTGGGCTTTCTTCTCGGCAGCATTGTGGCTACCGGCTTTGATATACCCAACTTCTTTGCCGGTGCCGCCATAGACTATATAGGTCTTCATATTTATTTCCTTGGTTCAAGTTATATGAATCTTATGGCCAAAGTTAACCCCAGCCTCTTTGTTCCCAACGACAACCCAGATCACTGGAATATCAAAGTCCAGCTTGCGCATTGGTGGGCATTCCAGATCACTGAATATGATGGCAGCAGTGGGCTTGGTTTCCATGATGTGCTCACGAACACAACGCAAATCCGTACCGCCTCTACCTACGATCTTGATTTCATTGAAGGTATCACCTTCCTTGAACTCATCAATCTTTTGGATCTTGGTGTCGAACTGCACCACGGTCATTTTCTGAGGTTTGAATTCTTTCCAGACAAAACTCAGCTCCGAGTTGAAGCGATGTACATTTGCATTGGAAACAGAGCCTGAAACGTCCTGGTAGTAAACCAAGTGCTTCAAGCGGCCATCATCCAAAAAACGAGACGGTAGATACATGTCTGAGTAGCGACGGTTAGGCCGCTTCCAGGTGTAGTCCTCGTCCAGCATATCGGTAAACCAGCGTCTTAGCAGGGTTTCCCAAGGCACGACAGGCGAGAGAAAGTTGTTGAGCATTTCCTCGATGCCGCCAGGAATGCTCCCAGCAGCGTTAGCCAGCTTGGCTTGATGCACAGCTCTGACAACACTGTTGATCACAGCATGTTTGTCCCCAGGCCCTCCAGGAACCATATCGCATTCATACTTAGGTGGTGGTTGGAAGTTGTTCTTAACAAGATCGTCATAAATGTCTTCTTCCACCCATCCAGCATACTGCCTAGCATTGAGGTCTGGGAATGTCAGCACACCTTTGATGCCATCAAAGCTATAGCCTTCATCTTCTAGCATGAGATCTATCTTCACATCACAAGCTATGTTCCACTGCTTAGGATCCCGGGTGTCTCTGCGGACACCGTGAAGCAAAGCAACATGCCATAACTCGTGCATGTAGTCCGTATTACGAGACTTTGGGGGAAGACCTAGAAAGTAGTCTGGGTTCCACCACAGTTTGGTACCGTCAGTGCCTGCTGTTGGAATAGAGTTATCCCAGATAAACTCTAAGTTGGATGAGATTGAACCAAGGAAAGCAGCACTCTTGCCAAGAAAGACACTGCTCTTGGTTTGATCCAACATGCGCTGTAGCTGGTAGCTGTCGTGTTGCATGATTAGCCTTTCAGTGCGGCATGGATGGAAGTTCCCACCCAGTCCCAGTAGCCTAAGAGTGTCTTATGTTCCAAGACACAATCGCGCCAATCTGCTTTGGTGAAAGTGTGATGTTCACCATCACAGTAGTATTTGTATTTCACCCGCAATTGGGCAGCGGTGAGATTCTTGTCTTGGCTCAACTCTTGTAATTCCATTCCGTTTACCTCAAAAGTTTGACAGTGAAACCGGCATCAGTAACCTGATCCAGCTCAGGCCACATACTGGTTAATTCGTTTAAAGAAGTGCTCAGCAACTCAGGCAGGTAAGCCCTATCCTTGTTGCGAAGTGTCTTGGTGATGCGTTCGATGCCATCAGTGATGTAGAGTTCAACAAGCCAGTTCCTTTTACCTTGGATCTGGCAGTTCACTTTAGGACTTTCATCCCGAATGCTGTAGGTGCAAACCAGCATTACTGCCCAGTCAAAAGTTCTTTGTTGGCTTTAGCAGCCAGGGAGGACATTGAGCCTGAGTTGTCGTTCACAAAACCGATATAGTTCTTTGGCATTTCAGTTTCTTCTTTCTTTGGTTTAGCTGAGTAAATAACGACCCAGTTCAGGGGCATGTTGGATGAAAGCAGGGTGCTGCCTCAATGCAGGCATCCTGTTAAGAGAGGCCCGGAAAAACAGAATTCGATGGTCACTACTGAAGCGACTGGAGTAATCCATCAAGGCTCCCCAGTTGTCAGCCGTCATCTTCTCCATCATGTGCGTGATGACGGCCCAGCGAGTGGAGTTGTCTTGTGGCACATGGCAGGTTTTGGGATTGGCCAGGATGTCCTTGATGGACACCATGTTGTGGAACACCTTGGTGAACTGGATGAAGTCCACAGCCACACCGGAGGTAATCGTTCCAGCATACATGGCAGCTCGGTCTTCAGTGACTTCCTTGCCAGTGATGAGCTTGTTCAGGAACTCCCACGTCCTCGGACAAGCGAATGTCTTCTCCGTATGGTCTGGGCGAAAGTCCATCAGTTTGCTAGGGTACTGGTTCAGGTAAGCAACGATGCGGCTGTCGTAGTTTTGCGGAATTGCCACATCGAACAACCACTCATCGAAATTCAGTTCCATCTCCAGATGCACCAAGCGACTTTGCATAGCCGTGGAAATGGGGTTGGTAATCGCTCGATCAGTGGCGAGATTACCCGCAGCTACTATAGCCACGTTGGGGTGAATTTTGTGCCGTCCAATCATTCGATCCAGGATGAGCTTATAAGCCGCTGCCTGTACCGTTCTAGGAGCAGCATTAAACTCGTCAAGAAAAAGCAACCAACCATCATAACCATCGGGAATAGGTTCATTTTCCAAGGGCACAAAGTCTTCCAAAGGAATGTAGCTTGCACGAGTGCGCTCTTTGTTAGCCATGGCAAAACCCGACATGTCCACGGGTTCCCGTGTACTCAGGCGCTCATCCAAAAGAAAGGTATGGGCTTCATCGGAAATTTCCCGAACGATGCTGCTTTTACCCATGCCGGGGCTAGATTGAATATACGGAACCAGACCTGCTTCCAGTATTTCAATGACGAAACGTTTAGCCTGTCGGGGCGTACAGCGATAAAGATTATTTTCAGCCATGATTTGTTTTGTTAAAGGGTTGTTGAACCAAGAAAAGAAGAACAGGCTTGTTAGCCTAGTTCAATATTTGTTTGAAAAATGAAGCAGACCACTTTGCTTCTGAAATCAGAAATCTATCGTGGTCGTTTTGTGGACGGCCACAGTTTTTGAGAAATACCCTGGCTGCTTCATATTGCTGAATTGCCCAGAGGTAATAATACTCACCAAAGAATTCTCGTTTAGATATAAGCTATCCTATTTTGTTTGATTCAAAAAAGAACCCCGCAGCTCCAGAGGAACATACGGGGTTAAAGGCTGCTGCAAAGCATAATGGAGCAGACTGTGAGAATTGAACTCACATAGCTGGATTGGAAATCCAGAACCTAACCATTCGGCCAAGCCTGCAAAACTGGGACAGATTTTCCATACTCATTCAAATGGTAGCCTTACTGCCGTGGCCTTAGCCCTCACTGGAGAGTTCTGGTGCACCGTGTAGGACTCGAACCTACATTAATGTCTTCGTTGACTTACAGCTTAGAAGGCTGCTGCTTTATCCATTAAGCTAACGACGCAATAAACTTGGTGCTGGTCAAAGGACTCGAACCCTCAACATCCTGAATACAAATCAGGCGTTCTACCAATTGAACTAAACCAGCAAATACTTGGCGGGTGTAGCGAGACTCAAACTCCCATCACTGATTTTGGAGATCAGCATTTTGCCAATTAAAATATACACCCTTGAAATTGAAGCGGGCTATGAGATTTGAACTCACATCTGTAACCATAACAGCTACCGCCTAACCTGATTCGGCCAAGCCCGCATTAAAAGTTGATGGCGGCTAGGAACTCCCAACCCGACATACAGAGCATGAAGCCCGTATATGCTTAACCATCAAGAAAGAACCAAGGAAGAAGATACTAAGTCATTGCTCCTGTTTCCGTGATTAACGGACTCCTTGATTCTTACTTGATGGTACTGGTTTGATTTGTATCGACGCTAAACCAGCAAAGCGCCATTGGTAGTTGATGGGGCCGATCATGCCTTTTGAGCCTCAAGCACCCTAGCTTGATTCCTTGTACTTCGGAGCTAGTACGCAAATTACGTTACACCATCAAGGGAGTAGATCAATACTATCCAGCGATTTGCTGCTGTGGTTCAACCTTTGCGTAGGATAGCTAGTCCATGCTCCTGTTGAACACCAAATCCATGCCAAGCTATTACGTCTTCACTTGGCAATTGTTTGACAAGGTTGCAGTTAACCTGCCACTCTGATCTACTCTCTTGATAGTGCTGGTTTCTTTCCCACCAGCAAAGTCAACCTAATTTATAAAGCCCCTAGGCTATGGGCTATTTGGTTCATGGTTTTAACACCCACGAGATGCAGCTTTACAAGCAACACCATGAACCGCACCGCATACTGGTTGTGAAGCTTGGATTTGAACCAAGGACCAAAGAATTATGAGTTCTCTGCTCTACCACTGAGCTACATCACACTATCCTAGAAGCAGGCTGGCTGGACTCGAACCAGCGACAAAAGATCGGTGTTCGGTGGACTCTACTCTACCAACTGAGTTACAACCTGCTTCTAGGATAGCCCCATCTCTGGGCTACCACTAACTTAATTCTACACTAGCTTTCCAACTCTTTGCTGTAATTTCTACGGATATTGTTGGGGATAGTCTCATCTTCAGCAAAAGTTTCGTGGGTAGTGAACTTCCACTTACAGGATTCACATCTCCTTGTACGGTAGATGAGCTTGGCAGACTGTCTGGTTTCTATCACAGACAGGCTACCTTCTGTCTCACAGTTTGGGCAGATCAGTTTCATGAGCTTTCCTTGCTGCATCCCAGCCTAGCTTGTGAGCCTCACGGAACTTACGTGTCCAACCACCTTGATCGTACTGCAGACGATCACATTCCTCTTGGGAAAGCTGAGCGTACTTGGGCACCCACGGGACGTAGTGCTTGAGAAAGTAGTCACCGATCCACTTCATTTTTTGAGGATGACTTTGCTCAGTTGGGCACAGAGCAAAAGCAGACATCATCACAGACTGCTCATTCTTTTCTCGGTTCATCTTTGGTTCCTTAGTTATTAACAATAGGTGATGGTGGCGAGAGCTGATCCTTGCATGGTGTCCTTACGTTTGCAGTGAAAGCCTATTGCTGTCCTGAGACAACCCGCTATTTCACACACCTTGAGTCATATCCTATCGAATCGGATGGGGATTTACCGACACTCGTTGTGGGTCAGCATCCCACATTCACCATCATTGAATAACACTGACCGCAGCCTCAGCTCCGGCATACCCACAAGTAGTTAGGTTGTTGTGGCAACCTACTCAATGTCATTCAATGATGGGCCTGCCATTTCAGGCAGGCTTTATAGTTTACTCAACCCAAGAAAGGCTGAGCCTACCACCAGCTGTCATACGCAACAGCATCACCAGAAGCCAGAGCTTCTTTGGCTTTTGAAACAAACTCAAGCACTTCATCCTTGTCTTCATCGCTGAAGGGAGACTCGCTATCTCCAAAGAAGAATCCAGCTACAGGTACTAGAGCTTTAGCCAAAGCCATCGACTCTAGGCGAGCAATGTCATCTGGTATCAAACGTACTGTGGTGCAGTTGAATTCTTTGGTGCCACCCTTGCTACGGTAGAGCTGTTCCATCCAGCCGTGCAAGGCGTTGAACTTGCGCCAGTAGGCAAATTTTGTGTCAACCCCTGGCAGTGGGTTTCCATCATGGAAAAGATTGCTACACAGATCAATTTGATCGTTATCGTTGAGAATGCCAGCTTTGATGCGGTAGGCGTACTGATCGAGGCCCATGAGGGATGCTCCTAAAAATTGTTGAATGGGTTTACCAACCCAAGAAAAGATTAGTGAACCAAGTAAAGAAATCAAGGATTGATCATGATCTTGGTGAAGTCGCTTGCTGAATACCATCGACCATCACTGTCAGAAAATCCATGTGGGTTCCTGCCTTGACGCCACTCATAGACACCTACCAGTTTGAATCCATCATCATCATCAATAAGGAAGCACTCACCAGAGCCTTCCAGCTCAAACTGCTCAAGCATTTTGCTTGTCAGTGGTTGCCAGCTTTTGTGCTCTGCAAGCAAAGCATTTGCAAAGGCATAAACAGGAGGCTCCAGGTCAATACCTGCCATGCCTTGATTTACAAGCTTGAATCCATTGGCCAGTGCCAATTCTTTAATACGATCATTTGTTATAAGTCACTCCTAGTTTTTAGAACCAAAGAAAGAATAGCTATGCCACTACAGCGGCAAGCCACCTAAGCTATGCCATTTGGCCAACACTTTGGCATACGAATCAAACTTGGGCATCGTCACGTTGGGGTTTATCAGGTAATGGTTTTGCTTGATTCGCAAAATCATACCTTTGTCAACCAGATTTTTAATAATAGTTGGGTAGGTGGTTTTATTCTCTTCTGGGCAATTACTCCTAGAAAACATTACTTCATTTGTTTCCGTATCCTTGGATATATCCATTTCCCAAAAGAACCAAGACTCTGTTTTGGTAAGCGTCTGTAGGACTTTTCTTGCGTCAGTCATGCACTTGTTCCTTGTTTGTAGTGGTGAGTAGAAGGGCACGTTGAATCTTTTTTTGCCGAACGTGACTTCAGTTTTGCTTGAGTCGTAAGCTGCTAGTAGAATACCCATATTGGTTGCTTTCGTTGAGGAACCTACAGCATACCATAGTTAGTAAAAAAACCTATTTCCTTGCAGGGGAGTAGGTTTTTTTACGTCCTTTCGCAGCAGCTAAGTTGTTGAATTCATTGAAGTTTTTCTCAAAAAATCTGCCATATATATGTAGGAACCAAAAAAATACTGGAACCACCTTTCGGAGATTCCAGTATTTGATCAGCTCAAGCTGTAGTTCGATTCCATGATGCTCTTCCAAAGATCAGGATCTTGTTTAGTGATCTTGATCTCCTTGCCCATGATCTGGGACAGCAGGAACTGCAGCAGGTTGCTCTTGGCAATCAACATCAATTGATTGTTGTACTGCCAGCGAATGTCATTACCGTAGGCTGGAAGGCACCTCCAGCAGTCGTGAATTGACAGCACCTTGAAAGGCTTCTTGGGCAGCGAATCCAGCAGTTCCTTGACCACCTCACGGTCCACCAGATGCACCGTATCGGCATGCAAATAGTCCATGATCCGGGCTGAAAGATAGCCTGAATCAAGGTAGTGCTGCCAGAGGGTTTCCACCATCTTGAGGGAGATGTTGTCTTCCTCAGCAGGATGCTCGGAATAGGTTTCTAGCACTTCATAGAGGTACTGAACCTGAGCAGGATCGTGATCACAACGTCTTGCAATCTCACGAACGATAAGCGCATCAGCCGAATGTATGCAATTTGCTCCCAAACTGCGGCCATCCTCTTTTGGAGCATTGACCGTCCTGAACGTGGTGTAGGGCTTGTTCAGAAAATGGACTGTTTCCTCTTCCTGGTTCATGACCTTCACATGAACATGGAAGTTGTCAGGAAGTACCCAGCTGTTAATGAGTGCCTGTGGATTCCACATAGCCAAGAAAGCCTCGTTGAGCTTCCAAGCAGCAGGAGCCAAATGATTCATCACAGCGTAAAAGGTCTTGAGCAGCTTGCCAGTGCCAAAGACTTTCTTGGGCTGAGCCTTGCTGCCGTAGAGCGCAGTCATGATGGCCTGTTTGGTGTCAGCACGGTCAATCTTGGAGTCTTCACCCAAAACAGACATCATGAAGTTGTACACCACGGTGTAGGCATCTTCACGTTTGCCAGTGTCCACCACGTTGCACAGTTGAGCTGCACTATGATCACCCGTCAAGGCAGCTAAGCACTGAAAACCACTCGCAGTTGCGTCGAGTGAGATGAGGTAACCGATAGGCTCACCACGCTGCACAGCTTCCCAGGCTTTGACACCTGCGTAGTACAGAGCTGGTGTCTCAGCTTGCTTGACCAGATCCATGAGGCAGTGCTCATTCTCTTTGAACCAAGCAAGACGGTCATCCCAGTTCTTTTTGTCGAGGCCAAAGTTGTTGGCGATGTCGATCATCAAATATTGACGAGCGGTGAATGTTTGAAACTTCTGCATAATGCGTCCTGAAGTAAATTGACAAATGAAAAGGACCACATGAGTGGCCCTTGAGTTGGGGAGAGTTAGTGTATTAACCCACTACGAGGTAACTGAAATAGAACACAGACACGATGACAAACAACACACTGTACTTAAGTCCAATGTCTGTGTAGTGAATCTTTTCCAGATGTGGACTGGTGTTGTTCCAGATGACACAAGCTAGAGTGAACACCTCAATAACTGCCCATAAGTAGTACAGTGATTGAAGTGCGGTGGTGATCCAGAGTGGAATGATCATTATTGTTTCCTCAGTCAATTAATTCTTTATCTGCAAACTGAATTACAGCCTTGTTCCAAGGATTACCTTGGTAGTTAACATGGTAGCCCTTACAGTAAGTACGGCCACGTTTATCGTAGGCATGTGTTAGATAGAACTCATTACCCTCTTGAGTTAAGAGGCCAATCACGTCCTTAGCTACTTTGTCATAAAGCGCAAATGCCTTCTTGCGCTTCTCAAACTTTTCCTTGGTATCCCCATCCTTCATCTTGTCCAGACCCTTCCATTGGTTCTTAACCATCATGGCAGTATCTGCATCAAGAGTAAGCTTGACTTTATTCATTCGGTTGATGTGGTCTAAACAAATATCGTCATTGTGATGGTTCTTCTTGAGGATAAGTGAACCAGGAATAGTTTTGTAGCCAGTGCTTTTGTTATTAGTTACCTCTTCAGGCTCTACCACCATAGGCAATGGATACTGATAACGATCCAACTCTTCCTGAACGTTAGCATTGACCAGGAACTTCACAATGAAGACTTCCAGAGCAGGATCAAAATCTACCAGATAAGCCTCAGCACACTTCAGGATGGCATCAGCTACTTCTTGAGCTGTCTCGTAGTGACCGCGAAGAGTACCCAACAGCACTTGAAGACTACAGCGCTTGTGCAATTGCATCTGGATCAAGAGATCCAGGCCGAAGTTCATATCAATCTGCACTGCTTCCATGTAGCCCACAAAGTCTGGAGACTTGTTGTGGAAGAACTCATAGCGCAGTCTGTCTATGAGCTGGTTCTTGGCGAAGAGTTTTTCCAATATGATTTGATGCTGCATTTTATTTGCGTCTTGCATTTTGTTTCCTTTGGTTCAAACGTAGTCGAGAATTTCTTCAACGACAGTGGTGGTTTTCTTGATCAGAATCAGGTTGGGGCAATAGTAGCCATCAGCTGATTCCTTTCGCTTTTGCGCCCAGTGACGGGCTGCGTCAGGTGATTCAAACTCACGGACAGGTCTGCCTTGAGCCGACATCAGCAGGAATTGCTCAGAGGTCATACATGACCCCAGTAGGTGAACTCAGCACCGAGAAACGATTCCCAGGCGCTATCGAACTGGCAATTGAGACTGGAACCAATGAACAAAGGAGCAATGTCCTTGTCCTGGTAGCCAGCCAATCCACAACCAATTTGAGTAACCTGAAAGGTCAACTCAGGATGGTCAGCAGCGTAGGCTTTGAAGCCTTCCACGTAAGCCTTGATGGTGCCCAGAGTTAACGTCTCAAGATAAATGCTTTTGGTAGGGATGGCAAAGCTATTGCCATAATGGCCGTAGCCAGCTTTCCAACGAGCACCGTGCTTCTTGTAGGCTTCCTTAGCAGCACCAGCACCGTGGATTCCAGCGGCATTGCTGCCGAACGTAAACACTTTAGTCATTTCATGCCTCCATGCTTTGCCAGGACTGCTTCCACAATTTCAACAGGGACGCAGACAAAAACCGAATCAGTGTCGTAATCATCACCATCCTTGTAGTCAGCCATCTCAGGTACATCGGATGATGGGAAACCACATTCAACAGATAAATATGGCCCATCTTTTTCGCGAGGTTCACAATAATGCACTCGGGATGCTTGAACACTGATGGTGAAACCATCAACACATTCGATAGGCTTGATTGGTTCGTAAGCGTTTTTACGCTTGACGTGTTCTTGAGCGATGTATTGATTCAAGGTCATAAGGTACTCCAGGTTAATTATTCAAAAAACAAACTAAACATTCTCTGCAAAGCATTCGAGTAATGAATACCAGAATGCTTCACAGAACTAGCTAGACGCTTCTTCCTTGATTTTGGCTACTTGATCACGCACCCATTGGATGCGTCTAGGCTTGAGATGACATTTATATTGTTGACCAGACTTTTCATAAGCAAAGCCATCAAGGTCGAACGGATATGTCTTGTTCAACCCAGCATCAATGAACTGATCTACCAGTTCACCTTTTACACAGAACCACTCAGCATCGCTGGTTTCAACGTAATCACAGTACCAACGCAGGTTAGAGCACAAACCATTTGCTTTGCTGAAGACAGTTTCATCTTGGGTACCATCATCCAGCCATGCAGCATAAGCCAGGTAGAAGTTCTTCAGCAGTTCAGACATTGTTCTTTTCCAGTTGTTCAACATACTTGACCAGCTCGTCAAACTTGCCAGGAATAGCAAGATCGAAGACAGGTACTTGGGCAATCTTGGCAATGCGAATAGCCTGACCTGTTCCACCACTGCCAGAACCATTGGGTGTCCAGCAAATGATGAGGTCAGAAGGGTCATCCAGGTTTTTGCCAAGCACCTGATTGACATTGCGAGCATGAAGCTTCTTAGCCCCTTGGCTGCATTGGTTCCAGGCAGGATGGCACTTGGCTGCAATACTCATTTGCAGGTCAGAGAACTCAGGAACGATGAATCGTTGATCCATGTTGGGAGCATTGTTAAAGCCTTTCCATGGAATGAAAAGCTCCATGGCTCCTTGTGCTTGTTCAGCACCGTAGGCAAAGGCATTGTCAGCTCCATCAGCAAAGCCTGAGCGAAGCAGCCATCCAGACTTGGCAAGGTCATAGCCAATCTGGGTCATGAGATTGAGGATAGGCCCAGGTGTTTCCCTCGAACCGATTCCAGCGAATGTAAGTTGTTTCATTGTTCTTTCCTTGGTTTAGCAGCCGTATAGCATGATGCGAAACACATCAATAGAAACGTTGTCTTTGTAGTAAGCATCTTCTGCAGCGTAAATCCAATCCCTACGCAACTGCGTGAAACGATCTTTCAAATCGTTATCAATAGCGAATTGCTTTTGAAATGCCACACAGTGCAAATGTTTGATGCGGTTAGCAGTAAACTGACTGCCAGCATAGGTAAGCGTCTTTGGCATAAATACTTTCTTTGAAAATGAATAAAAGGTTTGCTCAAACCCAGAACAAACCCCAAATGGTAAAAAGGCTAAAAGCTAAAAAGCCTCAACAGCCGCGTAGCGGCTATGGGATCATAGGTTCTCACGAGCCATCAGCTCAGCATAGAAGCTGTACTGATCACGTCGAAACAGGTGCCCAGCATAAAGCTTGTCTCTTGACCCAACGAAATTAGCATTGCGTTGTTCTCGTGCTTCCATGGCACGAGCAGTCTCTACGGTCATGTGGCCATAGAACTTACGAAGGCCAGCAAGCCTCTCTTTTTCTTCTTGGTTCAGTGGTTTTGTCATGATTCTTGACCTTTAGGTTTTTTAGCCGATAGGGTTCAAAAAGTTGAACTTAGACTATCGAAAGTTGAAATGGGATTGTGAGCTATCTGGACTTGAGTTTGAAGGGAACAGGTCCGAAGACCCATTCCCAACGTGCTTAAGTTAAGCCCTCATGCCGAACTTGATAGTAGGCTTGGCACCCACATCAGCAACAGGCTTGTCATGGTTGACACGCCGAAGCTGAATCAACAGACCGTCAGCATAGCCACCAATGAAGGCAGTTTCACCAGGCTTCAGTGCCTCACCCTGCTCAGTCACCATTGCCAGAAAAGCAAGCTTCTCAGGCGTCATGAAGACCTTCTTGGCCTTCAATGTCTCAGGCGTTTCCAGAGGAACACCGAACGGGAGCTGTACGAACAGCATGACAGGCTGACCCTGCTCATCGAGCTTGCCAGTATCGTGGTTGTAGCCGATGTTGACCCAGAACTCAGCAGGGATCTGATCACTCTTGCCGTTGTTCAGGTTGATGTTGCCACCACCGTTGATGCCGAAATTGAGAGCAGCTGCTTGATTGTTGATAGGCATGATAAATACTCCTTGAACTTACAAAGTGGATAAACCCACGAAAAGATTGATTGAGCACCATTGCCCAACCAACCATACCCAAAAGCGCCGTAGGCGCAATGTATTAACGATTCTGAACCCAGACCTCAAAGCCTGGATTGCTAGAAGAACTGTCATTCGAACCAGGGCAAAGAGCTTCACGAAGCGAAGACACTTTGCTGTACGTCACCTTGGGTTCAACCAAGGTGCCATCCTTGAAGCGTTGACGTTGACGCTCAGCGATCTCAGCAGAAGTCATGCCCTGTGCTTTGAGCAGAGGGATTTCTTCTTCTGGGACGTGGAAAATGCAGATCAGCTCAAGGTCGCTGTATTCGCCGGGTGCAGTGGTATTTGGGGAAATGGCCATGAAATACTCCTAAATGTGATTGAGAAAAGCCTCAAAAGCCTCGTAGAGGCTCTTGGGCTTAGTAGGGCAGTGTCTTGCGAATCTGGGCAACCAACGGGCTGCCATTGAAGTCTGTAACCTCAGTGCTAGTGCCCTCTTCGAGAGCGTTGCCTTGATCCATGAACACCTTGAGCAGTGCCTTCTGGTCGTCAGACCACATGTGCGCAGACCTCGCAATTTCAGCAGGGTCCATGTACACGCCAAAAGGCAAGCGAACGTACTCACCATCAGGCTTGTGATAGCCAATGTTGAGCCAAACACGAGATTTGGGTTCTGGTTTATCGAGCCAAGGACGTGGCCTATTACGCTCAGCACGGAAGAGTTCAAGATTGGAAGGTTTCTTCTTTTCAGCAGTCATAACTATCTCCTAAAAGGTTGAGACACGGCAGGATTGCTATGTCTCAGAAGCAGCGTAGCTGCCTCTTTGGTTAGAGCATAAAAGTTGGAATGACAAGCACACCACCACCGAACAAGTAGCCGATGTACGAGAAGTAGATGATGGCAAAGGTGATGACAAAGTTAGGCATAAGTTTGGAGGACAGGATTGAGCCTGTCCTTGATTGGGTTATTGGGTTGGTTTAGGAAATGAGGAAGAGAGTGTTAGGGAAAGGTTAGTTGAGAGTTAGTTACAGGTACACTGAACTACAACTCATCCAGGTCATCCCAATCACATAAGAGCCAAGGATTTTCAGTAATGGTAGGACCATGTTTAACTGAAGTGATGGTCTTGTGCCCATAAGTCACATAGCCGTGCTCATTGATAGAGCTGACAATGACTTCTGTTTGAGTGAACTCAATCTCAGAGTAAGGAAAGAACTCTTCGTCATACCTATCAGGGATGTTGTTGAACAGATCAACGGTAGCCATATCAATCTCCAAAGGTTAGTGAGAACATTCTCACAAGCAACGTAGTTGCTAACCCAATCTAACTGGTTTGAGTTGAAGACAGATACTTGGATGAGACTATCCATGCCTGCGAATTAGGTGTTTGTGTTATGTGTAATGAATTTAACAAGGGCTGATTGCTCAGCCCAGGTTGTTAAGGTTTACTTCTCTTCGAGTGCAGCAGCGATGAGTGCGTAAGCCTGGTCGTATGCTTGAGCATGAGCCTCAGACTTGTTGCGAAACTTAGCTGCTTCCATAGTTGACTCGGCCAGTTCTTGCGATTTCTCGTTAGCGAGAGTGATCTTGAACATCTTGTTGTCAGCTTTGATGCGATCATCTTGCTGTGCTGCCATGTTCTCGATAGCCTTGTTGGCCATACCAACCCCTGCATTGATAGCACCGAGAGTGCCAGTCAAAGTCTGAGCGGTCTGACCGATTGCGCCAAAGACTGAACCCAAAGACATACGTGCTGTTGCCATGATTAACTCCTGTTTGATTGAGAGCAAGATTGCTCAATAGGTTCGTAGAACCAAGAAAAGAAATAGACCTCCGAAGAGGTCTGGTTGGTGCTTAGCGATGATTGCGAAGCTGCTGTTTCAGCTCAAGGAGCTTGAGCTGTTCCTTGGCACGATGTGCAAGGAGGCAAGTGATGTTCTCGATAAGGGTAACGACGTTGAATGCGAAGCGGATCATGATGAACTCCAGTTGGTTGATTGATAACTACTCATGAGTAGCGTAGCTACCTATCTGTCTTAGGTATCCGTATTGGGTGTAAGGAATTTAATAAGACCCCGAAGGGTCTTATAGTTAGATCAGTGCCGAGCACAGCTTGTTGAACTCACGATCTGAGAACAACACACCGTTGACCAGGCAATGGTCGAGGTAGTAGTTACCCGAGTCCAGTACAGACTTCACTGCTTGCAGTGAGTTATGCGTGAACTCTTCAGTCAGTTGCTGAGATTCAGCATGACGGAACGTAACGTAGATAACCAATGGGCGCATAGCGGCCTCCAATAGAAAACAAGGCGACATTGCCTCACGAGTTGCGTAGCAACAAGGGTGGGTATGCAGTGGAACCAAGGAGAATATGACCGGGGGGGTGGTTGTGGTTCGGGGTGTGGTGTGGGTGTGGATACTGTAATGGCAAGTCACTATGAACATTTCCATGAACCCAAAAATTTAGAAAATTCATATCCGCACTGCAATGTCACCTCACTACCAAAATAATTTCAAACCCAAAAATTTGCAGAATGATTTTCCAGATGTTTTCTCAAACTATTCCAGATAATATTTCTACAGAAGCTCCCGATACCCGACATATCTTTGAAGTAGTTCTATTCCAAAAATACTATAGAACTACTTGGTGTCCTAGAGATAAGTTTGAAGTACAAGACAAAAGGAAACCAGTTTTGATAAAGCAGGTCTGGGAACTGCTGTCAGATCAAAGCTAGGAGGAGACTTCTCTGACTGTGGATGTTGGAGCACCTTCCACTGGCCTGGCTACGTCGCAAAACGTGATGACATGTTAGCAAAGATTTCTGTAGAATGCTACGGTTATCAATCAACAGAGGATTTAAATGACCAAAGTAGTTCGAGCTAAATTCAAAGTTCAATCCACTGCCACCACGGAATCAGGTACGTTTGCTACGCTGGTTCCTGTCATCAGCGGCAGCAAGGAGAATGAAGAGTTCTTCAAGTACACCCCTAGCGGTGAAATCAAGATTGGCACCATCAACCCAGAAGCTGCCAAGCAGTTTGTTCCCGGCAAGCTGTTCTACGTGGACTTCACAGAAGCAGTGTGAAATAGGTACTTTGCCGCTGACCAAGGACACTTCGGTGTCCTTTTTCATTTGGTGATTTGGTTTTCCTTTTCTTCTCTTGGTTCCTTGGAACCAACATAGCCCTAGCCCTCCCATTCCCATATAGGAAATAGAGTAGGAAATGGGGTTGCGGTATGCCTAAAGTGTAAGCTACACTGATGACCTTAGCAATCGAAATTACAGAAGGAAACGTACCCATGAACCAAGAACCTACCCAAGCCATTGTTGGTGGTGTGGGGCAGACAGCACCCCGAGTGACCATCGAGCAGATCGAAGCTGAGATTTCCAGTGAGCACTACTTCTCAGCTATGGATGGTGTTGTGGGTTACTGGTGTCTCGGCTCCGACAATCCCCTGCATGCAACTCCTGCAAGTTCTGAAGATCGTGCAGTCATGGACCGTACCTTGTTCTGTGTTTTGGTTCTGAAGAACGGTATGCGGGTAGAAGGTGTGAACCATGGCAGTGTGTCTGCTGCCAACTACTCCGCGGAGTACGCACGTAAGGACGCACGTAGCAAAGCCATTGACAAGCTCTGGCCTATGTTTGGTTTCGAGCTGGCTCAAAAGCTGCATCGGGAAAAGCAAGCTGGCTAAGCTTCCCTTCTTGGTTCCATCCTTCAACTCTCCTGGGGCTTCGGCCCCTTTTCTATATCCAGAACAAAACTCACCATGCTTACCAAAGAACAAGTCGAACGCTCATTGCCTGCCAACTTGAAGAGTGCAGCCACTCAGCCCCTTACAGACCTGCTGAACAACATTGCTGCTGATCCGCTGGTGGCAGAGCAGGTCAGGAACAACTTCATAAGCTACACCTCCGTGCTCAAGGAGGGTAAGTTCAAGGCTGAAGATTACGTGCATGCCGTGGCTTACGTGAGCTACAAGCTCATGGGCTACAGCAACCAGGATGCCTACTTCAGAACTTTCCCTCAACGGCACGCCAATCTGGTAGCCAAGGGAACCACACCCAAGGACATTTCCGCGTATGTGTCTGCCTACCACAAAGGCAAGCTTGTCAACCTGATCATGGAGCAGAGCTTGGTGCCTAGCTGGGTGCTGAACCAAGACCTGTATCAGAAGGCACTCAACGTGCAAGCAGACCTGATGGCCAATTCAGCCTCGGACAAGGTACGTTGTGACGCAGCCAATTCGATTCTGACCCATCTGACCAAGCCCAAAGAGTGCACCAACTTTCAACTCAACCTGGATGTGAAAGAGAACTCAGGCATGACTGAGCTGAAGGATGC